CCGAATATTTACTCCCTGAGAGCTGCTTTTTGGCGGCTCTCAAATTTTTTTGAAAAATTTTTCGTTTTGGGTGAGAGTTTTTTCGATTTTTTGTACCTATAGAAACACAAAACCCCGCAATATCGTCGTTTTTCAGCTAAAATGTAGGAATAATCAAGAAGTAGCCTACATTTAAGCACGATTATCCGCCGTATACTACTGTCGAAGTTACGTCTTTCCCATCTTCCGAGAAGACCTTTGTCATACGAGCAAGCTCCACTCCGGCAGCGTCCGTAAGAACCGCCACCATGTTTCGCATGTTGTTCGAGAACGACTTAACTAGCCGCTGTCCTTTGGAATCCGTGGTGATAATCGTACTGCTATTGTCTGAGAAAGACTTAACGGTTCGACCGAGTTCAACACCATTCGGATCCCGCAGGACAGTTGTACAAGTTAAGAAGTTGTTCGAAAATGTCTTGACAAGAGTTCTTCCCTGAGAATCGGTTGTGCTGATGATGGTTCCGTCGTCCGAAAAATGCTTATAGCCGTCTGTCAGACCGGCAGTAAGAATTCGGTCAATTTCGTCGTAATCATCACCGATAAATTCCCCAATAATCATTGTACCATCCGCCTGATGGGCTGTAAATCCCTTTTTGAGGGCGTCTTTCGTCACCGTATCTTTGGTAAGGTCGATTAAAGTGTCCTGGTTATAAACAACTTTGCTAACCGGCATTCATAATCACCCCGCAATCGTTACCGTAATACCTCCAGCACTGTTGTCGCTTTCGACATACGGGATTGCTGCGACAGTAACCTGAGACAAGTAGTCAATATTTTCGTCCGGCAAGACCACTTGCTGGGTTGTTTTCGGAGTAACGGTTTTGGCTTGGGATTTGACTTCGCTGGAAGGCTCCAAAGTGCCGTCCACTCCGAGAATGGTTACACCCTGCCGGATATTGTTCCCCACAAGCTTGCTTTGTTCTACCGAATCAATGGAAACTTTACCGCTGCCATCGTGGTAACCTTGCGGCACCGTCACTGCCTGCGCTTTCGTTGTTATCTTTTCAGCGATAGCGCCTTTGTTCGGCATAGTACCGGTAAGTTTGGCGCCGCGTGCATAGGCCGTCTTTCCAAGTAGAATTTCAGCTTCGCTTACGGTCGCGTCCGTAGAATCGACATCCCTGGTACAAGTACCTTCAATGGCCGCGCCGCTTTTGTCATGGGCAGTAACCCCGGTTAGCAGTTTATCTGGGCTTACAGTATCGCCGGTAAGGTCGATGAGGGTCCTACCGCCGTATATGACCTTATTTACGTTGCTGTTGGGCATATTAGTTCTCCTCTTCTGCAATGTAGACCGTAATACCCTGCTGGATATTGCTGGTCTCATAATATGGAACTTTTTTCACTACTACATCTTGAGTAAGCAATTTGTTGGCGGTAGGAAGAGTCTGAGCATTAAAAGCATCCGGCGTCACTTCGTAGTCGCCGTTATAGCGCTCAAAGTTGGTAGGCAAAGAAACCTTACCGGACAAACCGCCACTACAAGACAGCGATCCAGATAGCGTACATCCACCCGAAATACGGCCCGATAAGGATTCGAATGCTTTAATGCTGCTCATGATCAATGCACCTCTTCCGTTATCTTAAATACCGCCTTGGTTATGAACGTATCCACTTCACCATTCGCTTTGGTGAGTTCGATGTCGTAGACATACTTTCCAAAGGCGAGATTCTTGGTGTCTTCCGGTTTGATTGCCAGCTTCATTGTGTCGATGGGAATATCGACCATCAAAAGTGGTTCCGCTTCTTCGTACGAATTCTTCATAGCAAATCTGATAACGTCCCCTGCACCCGGAATATACGGCTTATCGTCCTGGTCGGTAATCGAGATATCAGCTATAAAAGAGTCTCCTCTGGTAAGCGTAATGGTCGTTCCAGAAACACTATAACTCATAGGCTGCCTCCTTCCTATAGCTTGAACTTAACTCCCAACGCGGCATAAGTCTTTGCGCCCGCAATTCCATCAGCTGTCAAACCGTTGGCGGACTGAAACGCTTTCACCACATTGCAAGTAGAAGAATAGAAGTTTCCGTTTGTTAAAGTCAGGCCGCCTTGACCTTTCTTTTTTAAAGCCTTTTTAAGCTCCTTCACGTCTTCACCAGTGCAGCCATATTTGAGCACGCGGGTAAATATAAACGTGGAGGAGCTTGTTTCAGGCTGCTGTTGGGTATCGTACTGATACCGCTTGGTCATAAGTCCGCGATACTTCCATGCACGCTTACTCATTCGAGTGATGACAAATCCGTAGGACAGGCCGCGCTCTTCCATTACCAAGACGTCGCCGTCCGGCATGAATCCGCATACCCAACCCACGTGAGTCTTCTTGGAACTCGTTCCGTTAAAGAGTGCTTCACCCAATACGTACGGACGGTTGATCGAAGAGCAAAGCCCTTTATCCGTACAGTATTTTGAATAATTTCCGTTGGCGTTTGTTTGAGCCTTGCTGTAGTGATCTTCAACACCCTGGCAATCGCAAACGATTTTACCGGCTTTCACCCAACCTGCGGTTGCCTTGTTGAACTGTTCGCGTGTCCATCCGTTCTTGGAATAGTAACTGTTGTACTTGTTGTTCAGAAGGGATTGAGTTGCTTTGTTTCCCGTCGTCCCAAATAAATATTCCCACTCCCCAGCAGAGCCAACCTCTGAAACGGGAATGGGAAGAATCGCGCCGGCCGGAACAGACGACTTTTTCACATGGGTTAAACCCCACTTAACGAAATCGAGAACGCGCATGGTGCGATACCTCCTTATGCTGAGTCTTTGTCATTCGGTGCCTCGATGTATTTGGACTTTCGAATGGGCAATTTGTTAACCTCATTCATGATGCGTTTAGCGGAACCGTTACCGCCCATTTTTTCATAAGGCTTATAGAGATATTCATAAAGATTTTCGTATTCATCCTGGGTGATGTACCCTTGTTCGATATACTTCATTCCCAGGTATACGATTCTGTCATGACCCAACCCTATAAGCATTTCGGTTTTTATGTCCTTACGATCCGCGTGTCGCGTTATGTATGCCCAGAAACCGGATGACGCGATCACTGAGCATACAATCGTAATGACCATTTGAAGCCACTCTTCCATGGGCAGTTACCTCCTCGTTGTTATGCCGGATTGCCGTTTTCATCCAATCCGATAGCTTCGAGGTCGGCCTTTACCGCCTCTTTGAATTTTGCGGGAACCTGCTCAAAAGTCCGCCTGCTGTTGATGATGAGCGCCACATACAATGCTACCATGTTGTTACCTCCTATCAGTAATTTCATTAAAATATAAAAGAACACGGTCAGCCCTCCACAGCGATTGGTTCGCCGCTGGTGTCGTAACCGAGCTCCTTTAATCGTTCTTCGACCGGGCTCTTGAAGTTGTCAGGAATTTGATCGAAGGATCTTCGCCTGTTGATGATAAGCGTGCAATAAAGATTTACCATGTCGATACCTCCTCACATCATCATTGCAATGGTTTCGTACAAGTCCGCAATGGCTTCCATAACAGCCAGCAGGTTGTCATCGCCATTTTTCTGTCCGGAAATCAGGATGGCGTTGGCGTGCTGATTAAACTCAGCGACAGTCATCGTGGCCTCCTGATAGGTCCAATATGTGGTTTTATTGCCCTGGTCGTCTTCTCGTTTAAGCTCCGAGATGTCCTTCCTCAAATATACGGTATCGCCATCGATCTGAATGGCTTCGGGCCGTACCGTACTTTCGGAATACCTGTACTTCAGCTCCATTTAGGCTCCTCCTTTCTTGGCATAGAGACGGGTCAGTCTGAAATATACTCGTTGGTCGTCAAACTTATCGTACTTGGATATCCGGCGCTTCATTGCCTGGAAACTCACGTAAGGTTTTATCCAGTACAGATACATGTTGTAAGTATCCGTAGCATCAATCCATCCAAGATAAGACATCATTTGACGCATATCGTATATCGTTGGTTTTTCTTTGGACGAAAGCTTCTTGGCTTTCCGGGTCGCTTTGAACATGATGGATTTTCTCAGAATGGTTCTGTTGCGATAAAATCTGAATCCCATAAAGTCCAGATCACGGCCTTTGTCCTCTCCGTAAGAGAACCGAAAGACCTGCCAGTTGCCCTTTAACTCAAGGCCCAATTCGGTTTCCAGATAATCGCTGATAGCCTGTCTTGTACGATGTAAAACCTTCTTGTTGCTTCCGAATATGACCATGTCGTCCATGTACCGCATGTAATGAACGGCTTGAAGCTGCTCCTTTATGTAATGATCCAGCCCTAACAAGTACCAGTTGGAAAGCCATTGCGAGGTATAAAACCCAAGCGGCAGACCGATATCGGTAACGTCGATTATCTTGAACAGCAGATGAAGCATCTTCTCGTCATGAATCTTCTTGGTTAATTTAGCCTTCAAAATATCATGCGGAATACTGTCAAAGAAATGATGTATGTCCATCTTTAGAACATACTTAACATTCTTTTTATCGCTTCGAATCCACTTTTCGATAACAGACTTGCCTTTATGAGCGCCTCTATTTGGCGTACTTGCATAGCTGTGTTCATACATGCCTTTGTAAAACATCGGCTTCAGAGCGTTAACAATGCAATGCTGAACGATAAGTTCTTCAAGAGTCGGCACGATAATCTGACGCCGCTTCTTGCTTAAGCCGTCCTGAATGTAGATCGGAGTATGCTTGGCATTCTCGTAATTCACAATCCAGTCATAGGCCATATCAACCAAAGCTTCATCGGATAAATGCCGTCTCTTGATGATTTTACGTATTCGCTTGCTGTGCTTTGCTAACTTAATCGCTTCTTTTCTGTTTGCTTCGGAAAGGCATACTTCATACAAGTGGTTGTAAGACTTCATGTTCTCTCTTATCCTCTCATCCACGTTCGACTTATTTCAGCTACTAGCAGATGCTTGCACTGAGTTAATTTCTACCAAGCGGTAAGGAATATGCACTGCATTATTTTACGAGAGTATCTTGGATAAGACAGAGCCGCGCCATTGTTCGAGTTCGAATTCGACGTCGTATTGTTCAGATTCGCGTAGAACGGGCCTACCATCAGGTCATTGTTCCAATTGCCGCCGACAATCGCGAGCTAGCGCAGTGCGTACCCCTATAAATATCATTTCAAAGCGTAAATCCCGGCGAACCTAAGGTTCTCCAGACCTCTCCTCTCAAGCAAGCGGTTTACAAGAGAGAGCCGCGCCAAGGGCCGAGCTCGAATACGACGCCGCATAGTTCAGACGCGCGTAGAACGGGCCTACCATCAGGCCATGGGCCCAAAGGCCGCCGACAAGCGCATAGAATGTACCGGAATTGTTAAACCACAGACCGTCGGCCTCATATGTTGAGGCGGAACCGCTTGCCTGATATGGGATTCGTCCAAATTTCTCAGTTTTCATCCCGCTGATGTAACCGCCGCTGGTTCCGGTCGGAGTAGCCCCGGAAATGGAAATATAACCATTGCCGGTGGTGTTATAGTCGGTAACCGTAGAGCCATCCTTGGTATTGCGGGTGATTTTCACTTTCTGGATGCCGTTCACGACAATCCAGCCGGCGGTACGGCGCCACAAATTACCCCACCAGTTTTCCATACCGAACACCTTGACGCCGTCCGTCTGGTTCGTGGAACCCCAGAAGAGACCTTTGGTGTTCATCGTCCCCTGACCAATCGCGCTGGTGTTATTGGATTTACATCTGCCATGACCGAACGCGGTTTGGCATTCCGTCGTCTTGCCCATCATAACAAGCAAGTCCTGAATGAGCAGCCGGTCGGCAAGAACCTCGGTATACCAGTCTGCACCATTGGCTTTTGCCAAAGTGATTTCGGTATCGGCGGTGGTGGAAACACTGTTCGCCTGGCCGCTGATAGAACGCATCCTGTTCGAAACATTGGAGCCGAAGTAAATCGGGGTATAGAAGTGGTCGATCTCGTTGTTGTTGCGGTCGTAGTTGCACCAGCACTCGTAATCCTCGTCCATCTGAATATCACAGCATCTGAACTTGTACACATTGCCCTCTGTCCAGCGCTTAACCCAAATCTTCGGCCACTCCATCATCGCGTTACCGCCAAACGCAGTGCTGGTGACGCTCGAAGCGGTCCCGTCCGTTTTCTTGGTGTAATCGTTGGGATTCAGATAATGATCAACAACGCCGGCATAGGTGAGCATACACGGCCTCGGCATAAACTTTTCGCCTGGCGCGCTGGGCCAACCGCCATAGTTGAATACTCCGGTGGAGAAATTCATGGCGGCAGGTGTAAACCCTGCGTTGTCAACATCGCTCGGATAACTGACCCTAGCAGCGGGGTTGCTGTTCGTGAGGAAAAGGTCATATCCAAACAAGTAGGAGTATTTACTGACGGTAACGCTTGTCCGATTGTTTCTGCTGCGGTTGTAAGCGCCGGTGCTCGTATAAGGGAACGCCGAATAGTAGTAAGTTGTCCCGATTATTACTCTGAAATCAGTGAAGACCCCACTGGACGTAATGGTTCTGAACGCTTCGCCGTCGTTCTCGTTAACTGGGAAGCCGGTAGTGCTTCTGCGAATAACAGCGCCCGCCACGCCGGATGGCAAAGTTGCCGTGACCTCAACAGTAGAGATCTGAGTTTCCGAGTTATAAATCGACTTGGCTACAAACTTAACCATGTCTGCGGGCTCGTTTACGACAACCCGGTTCGCCTGGTTCCGGTTGTACACTCCCTGCGTTGTGTACGGGAACGCCGCGTAATAGTATGTCCCAGTGGGGCTGGCTGTCGGGTCGTCCATGATAGTGGAACCCTTGAGGTCGGCAACCAAATCACCGTCAAATTCGTCCAAAGGATAATCGGTGGTCTTTCTGCGAATAACAGCGCCGGCTACGCTGCACAGCGTCTGTTCGTTGATAACGGTGTCGCTGGGGAGAGCAGCGGCGATTCGGATCTTGTTTCTTGCCGTCTCCAGGGAAGCCGAGAACGCGACCATGTTTGAGGGCTCAATCCCTCCAAAGAAGTGCCTGTTTTTCCCAAAGATCAAATCTTCTTCTGCCATTTTGAATTTTCTCCTTTCAGATTATGAATAAGTGACAACCGTTTCGATGAGTTTTCCACTGGCGTCAAAGGTTTTTACCATTCTCGCAACATCTGTTCCAGCAGCGCTCCTCAATACATTTGTCATAGTTAAAAACCCATTGGTAAACGTCTTAACCATGGTTCGTCCATCCGACGCGGTAGATGTGATGACTGTCCCATCATTCGAAAACTCTTTTAAGCCGTCGACAAATCCGACAAGAAGAACCCGTTTGATTTCCTCCTTGTCAATCGCCATCTGCAACCGTCCAGCCGCGTCCTCGCTAAGCTGATTCTTCATGGCCTCGTACCATGCTAGGAAGTCCGCCTGCTCATTGGCGATCCATTCATCGAGTAATTGCTGCTCGACGGTTAAATCGGTTTTCATCTGGTTAAACCATGCTGTAAACTCGGCTTCCTGGTTCGCAATCCATTCGTCGAGGTCGCTGGATTCCTTTGCTACGAACTGATCGAGTTCGTCTCTCCATTGACCAAGCAGCTCATCAAGGCTTACGGTCTGAAGAATACCCGTAACAAACGGCGTTTCAGACGTACCGACCATATTTGTGATGTCGGCCTGCGTGATCTGCGTGCTGCCATACTTGCGGTAAATGTAGCAAAGAGGATGCTGATGGACGTTTCCCTCGTCGATCAGCGTTGGTCTTACCGGAGCGCTTGACGGATTACCGGTCACAAATTTGATATCATTCATTCGAACCGATTCCGTCGCGTTTACTTCGATAACGATCGCATCGATCCGATCTAATAAGACTTCGGAATCCGGCGCCTCCATTGGAAGAATCGCGTCGTTCAGCGTCCATGTATGATTGAACCAGGCTTTACCAATTCCCACGTTGACCGTTTGTCCCGTAGCCGCTTTGACGACAAAAGCCGTTCCAATAGAAGCAAACACACCGTCTGTAATTAACCCGTCAAAGAGCTTGGACACTTGGACGGCGTCGTATTTGCGGTCGCCATTAAGCGAGTTATAAAATCCACAAGTTACGCTCATTCACTTTCTCCCTCCTTCTCTGAAATTGTTTTAAAGGTCGGATATGTCGAAACCCCCTCTTCGCTTTGCGAGATGATAAGCTCCGAAATATAAGCCGCCCCTTCATGACCGTATTCGTTGACGATTTGTACGATATCGCCAATGAAAAAGTCTTCTCCATACTTAAAAAGCTGAGTCGCCTCCACTTCACCCTCAAAAGCGGTATTGGCTTCGTGCTCCGCCAAACTGTTTATTCCTCTGGTCTTAAGCTGGGCGGTATACTCCGCATCCGAAAGGGTTCCTCCTTCGGTGTCGGATGAAATATCACGCGCGTCCGTAAACAGCTCCCGCCTGTCCAAACCGGAGCCGGAGCCGACAATGGTGGTTTTGCGGGATGCACCTTCTCCCTCGCCTGCAACCAGGGTTACAGTCTTCAGATTCGCCTTAGAAGTGAAATAGTTGCTGTTGATGATGTTCTCAAAGTTGGGGGAGAATATCACGTAAGGATTTTCCGTTTGATCGTAAGACCTGTCTACGCCGGCATATAGGCTAAAGACAAACTGGTTGGAGTCGTTTAAGACGATCTTGAATCCGATGTTATTCTTTGCGCATAAACCGCTGATGATCGAATATAAATCGTCGCCGGTATACTGAGCGTCAATGACCAACTTTGTAATCTTTTCGTCTGTAGACGGTTCAAATATAAAGTTGCCAATCTTACGATCCGCTATCGATGGCGATATGATGGATTCGTTGAGCAGGATTTGTATCGCGTTTTGCAGATTCCCTGTCAAGATTTTCTGGCCCCAAACAATCCGGCGCTCTAGTATCGACTCCAATGACCGTCCGGTTACGATGATATGGTTTCCTTCTTCAACATCCGAGTCAATCGATAGGTCTTCGATAATCATGCAGTGCTCCGATTCTTTAATCCATAGATAGTAATCCTCCTTGAGAAATTCCAGCAGTTCGGGATCCATTGAAAAATAGATCTCAAAGTCGCCGTAAGCGCTGTATCGGTCCGTCCATATCATCGACTTAAAAGTATCTACAAGGTGTACGGACTCAAATTTAGTGTTCAAAATCAGGATTTCCATAACTACACCCCTTCGTAGATTACTTTGTTTTCGATTCTAAACTGGAGATTGGTAACGCCGGACTCGGCTGTAAAAGCGAAGATATTATCGCCTTTCGCCAGACTGAACCAGTCAGTGTTCTTATCCAGACAGTTTAGAATGTTATAGGACACGCCGCTTCGTACCAGCGTAATGCTTTTGTCGCCCTTTGAAGTGTTGATGATAATATCGTCGCTGGCAATAATACCGCTGCCGGTGAGAGATTCAAGCTTGACCGTATCGATTCTCATCATTTCCCGCGTTTCGGTATTGTAAATGTTGATGTTGGCGGCCGGACCAATCGCGTGAATGTGGATGGTTACGCCTATTTCAGCGTCTCCGTGATAAACGATAACTCCTTCCGTCTTAATCTGAATCTCACCGAACACAATCAAGGGCTCTGTAAGGGATTCGTTGCTGAATGGAAACTCGAAAACCGGATCCACGCTGTAAAAATCGGTAACGTTGTTGCCGTCTTCGCCAGCGGAATAAAAGTAAGGGTCGGGACAAATGATGGAAATCTGAGTTCCTTCTTGAGAACTGAAAATGTTCGGCTCATTTGATTCGACATAACCGGTCGTTTTAACAATCCGGTTATCGGTCTCGATAACAAGCTCCAGGTTCTTTTTCATCGGGAAATATTTGTAGGACTTCTGACGAACGTCCTCAATGCTCTCCCGGTAAACCGTTTCTACGAAAACGAACTCAAAAACAATGTTTCGCTGGTTCAGTCGTGCTGAGTTGAACAACGAACCGTCGTTTGTAGAGACCTCCGTAGTGTTGACATTCGCCTTGGACGGACCAAGGCCGGAAACAGACTTGATAAGGAAGCCCGATTTCTCAGGCCCCCTTAAATCAAGCTTCATACTATCACCTAAATAATTGGTGACTTTGAATGATTTGATCATGCTTCCACCAATCCTTTCATCGCCGAGAATTGATTCTTTGTCTGCCGATAAATCTCAAGTCTCGACAGTGCTTTAGGCGAGTAATTGTTTTGTGTGAACGTAAAGGTGTTTCCTGCTCCGGAAGCGGGGGCGCCATTTTGAATTTCTTCGCCAGGAGTACGGTTCATTCCGGCACTGATGGACATAGCGCGGCTTCTGCTGAATAGCGCGTTGAGTCTTCCCGTTCCGCTTTCCACGTCTGACAAGTCGAGAACCGGGCGAATAGTCGGCTGAGTATCAATATTACCATTGATTAAATCAGTAATCTTGGAAGCCGCGGTACTCAAGCCTCTCTTAGCCGAATTTGCTACTTCGGAACCTACTTTATAAGCCTTCGATACATAATCTCCGATTGCGGTTACAAAGGCCACTCCAAAGAAATCGCCGATTCTATAACCCACTCGGGAGGGAGAGTGTTCGTCAAGTTCTCTTTCAGCTGCACGTGCGGCCGCCGCCGCCATAGCTCGAGCTCTCGCTTCCGCCAAATAGGTGTTGGCCGTGATTCCTTCCGCGAATCCTTCCACAAGATACTTACCCGCGTTGTAGAAATCCGTATACTTGTTTTTGATTGCAGTCAGAGCGCCGCCAAGGATCTGAACAAAGGTATTTGAAACGGCAGAGTCCTTAGCCCGAATACCGGCGATGAATTGAACCATCAACGCCTGTGCGGTGCTATGAAACTCGTAATACTTGTTCTTAATTACAGTCAAACATCCGCTGATGATGTTCACCAAAGCCGTCCTCGAGTTTACATCCTGGGATTTAATACCCGCGATAAACTTTGTCATCAGGGCATTTCCGGCAGTGGTAAACAATATCTGCTTTCCGTTAATGGCTGTAATAATGGCTTGAACAAGGTTGTTGAACGTGTTGGTGAGTTCCGCTTTCTTCGCATTAGCGCTGTTAATGAAGGTGGTAATCATTGTGTTCGCCGCTGTTGACACTCTGGAATTGGCGTTTGTAAAAGCGTTAATAAACCCTTCAATCCCCGAATTTCCGAGAGCCGTAAGGTTTTGGCTGAATGAAGCCATTCCGCTTGTGTCAACGCTTTTGATTCCATTCGCAAGGTCAACGAGGTTTTTAAACTCCTGAACAACTCCAGAGAGCTGAGCCGTATTCACAGTGCTTACGCTCGCGTAGTAGGAGGCAAACGACTGGCCGAAAGATACCAACTGCTGCCCGAAGGAAGCGATATCGTTGTCCCCGGTAAACCAGCTGACAATGCCGCCCGTATTGGGCAGGTTTGTCGATAATTCAGACAGAGCTTTCGCCGCGTTGGCGGAATTTACGACAACATTGCCATCAAGACCTCGAACACTGTCCGCATACGCCTTGAGGCTCGGACCAAATGCTGCTAATTCATCTCCAAACATAGTAAGGGTGTTGTCGCCGGTAAACCAGCTGACAGCGCCTCCCTGATTCGGTAGATTATTAGCCATCTCGGCCAGAGCTTTCGCCGCGTTGGCGGAGTTGACGACAACGTCTCCATTTAACCCTCTTACGCTATCCGCATAAGCTTTCAACTTGGGGCCAAACTCCATGAGTTCTTCTGCAAAGGTAGATAGATCGTTTTCTCCCGTGAACCATCCAACAACGCCGCCGCTATTAGGCAGGTTGGTAGCCATTTCAGCAAGCGCCTTCGCCGCATTGGCGGAATTGATTACCACGCTTGCGTCGAGCCCCTTCACGCTGTCGGCATACGCTTTTAGCTTGGGGCCGAATTCCATGAGTTCTTCAGCAAAGACCGAGAGGCTGTTCTCTCCGGCAAACCATCCGACTACGCCTCCGCTATTGGGTATCTCTTTCGCAAATTGGGCAAGCGCCAGAGCCGCATTGGCCGACGCTTCCACAACAGAGCCATCGATACCCTTGATGGATTCATAGTAGTCGTTGAAATATGGCCCAAATTCAGCGAGCTCCTGGCCAAACTTGGTCATAGAAGAACCGCCGGTAAACCATGAGGTAAGACCTTCGAGAATGTTTGCAGCCGTTAAGATGAGAATGGTTTCGGCAAGCGCCTTTACGCCATCCATGGTAGCGGCGTCGATCTTCCTCGCTCCATCGATGAAGGGTTGAACATTGGTCATAAAAGCCGACAGATCCGCGCCGATTTTTGGGAAGCTGCTCGAAACCCCGCTCATGAATCCGCCGACAATACCGCCGATAAACGAACCAATCGCGTTTCCAATGCCTTCCATGAGTTCTGCGCCTTCGTTGATCAGCCAGGTCAGACCTGGAATCTGCGCGAGAGCGCCAATAGCGGCAAGTACAAGCGCAAGCTCGGCTATTACCACGCCCATACCAAGGACGCCAACCATAGCGGCGGGGACTAGCGCGGCCACAGCCGCAAGGGCTAACATAATAGCAGACAGCAAACCGATTCCGGCGATACCTTTAATCAGTACCTCGACGTCAATCCCGCTGAGTGCATCCACAACGCCCGCAAAGAACGCCATGAGAACGTCAATTGCAGCCTTAATCAGACCGGGCAAATTTCGGGCGACTCCTTCAAGGATGCCGATAAGGAACTGGAACAGCGAATCCACAATTTGAGGCGTGTACTCAACAAGAGCCGCTAGCAATCCCGCGAGAATGGCCAAGACACCGTCCGCCAAAGCCGGAACACATTCCACCATCACATCTACAAGACTGAGAACGACGGCTTTAACCGCCTCGCCAATAGCTGGCGCTCCGTCAGCGATGACCTTGCAGAACGCGATAATCCCTTCGCCAATCTTTTCGATAACAGCCGGGATAAGGCTTGCTACGCCTGTAATGATAACGGTCAATGAGGCTACGATAGCGGTTGCTCCCGCTGCGCCGGCAGTTGCCAGAGCCGTAAAGCCGACCGCGACAGCGGATAGACCGGCGCCGGCAGCGAGAAGACCCGCTCCAATGCCAAGAACGCCAACGCCAATAAGCGCGAACGCCGCGCCAAGCCCCAATATCGTAGGTACAAGAGGGGTGAGCACCAACCCGGCAACGCCAATCACAGCAAAAGCGCCGGCAATGGATACCAATCCCTTTGCGATGCTCTCCCAACTCATAGCGCCAAGAATGCTGAGTACAGGAGTCAATACGGCCAATGCTGCGGCAGCCACAAGAAGGGCGGCGGAACCTGGCAAGGTCCCCGTCATCACATTCAGGCCAACCGCCAGGATGGTTATTGAACCTCCCAAGGCAACCAAACCTTTCGCGATGCCTTCCCAACTCATACCTCCGAGCTTATCGAGCGCACTCGCCATGATAACAAGAGCCGTCGACACGGCAATCAACCCAGCGCCTATGCTTATCATGTTTTTAGGCATGAAGTTCACAGCAGCCGTGACCGCCAACAAGGCCCCAGCCATACCGGCAAGCCCTTTCGCCAACTCTTCCCAAGTGAGATTAGACATATCCTGAACAGCGGAAGCGAAAATCTTCATTGCCGCTCCGATTGCGATCAAGGCTACGCCGGTAGAAATCACATGCTTTGCGTTTCCTGTAAGGTTTGTAAAGAGAGCAACTTCCGCAAGAAGAGCTCCAATAGCGGCAAGACCTTTTCCGATTTCACCCCACTCCATTTGACCGAAGTCTTCACAAGCAGAAGCGAGAATCTTAATTGCCGCCGCCAGAATAACAATTCCGGTTGCAGTCGTTATGGATTTTCCGCTGAATTTTGCGGTATTGAGAAACAGAGAAATCTCTGCCATCAACACGCCGACGCCGACAAGGCCTTTCGCAAGGTCTTCCCAGCTGAGTTTTGAAAGGTCTTCACAAGCGGAAGCCAGGATTTTAATGGCCGCCGAAAATATAACCATTTGGGTTGCGCCCTTGATCATTGTCGAAGATCCGCTGCCAAGAATCTTAGCAGCTGCCACCATAGTAGCGGTTAAACCCACAACTCCGACCAATCCGGTAACTAACTGCTTGAAATCCAAATCGCCAATCTTTTTCAAAGCCGAAGCCAAAATGAGAACGGCAACGGAAAGACCAAGCATAACCGTAGTGGTCTTAAATACGCCGGTAAGATTCCCGCTGATTTTACCGAATATAGCCATGGACCCCATCAAATCAGCAAAGAGTACCGTTATGGCGCCCAAAGCAGCGGCGAGTTTATCGCTGTCGATCAGAGATATGGCGATGATAGATGCCGCAAGAATTCCGATAGCGCCAGCAATCTTTAACAAAGTGCCGGCTTTCAACTGGGTCTGATAGGCTTCAAGACAACCACGTACGCCGTCAAAAATATCAACGATACCATCCGTAATATCCTGAAAGCCCTTAAATGTATCTGTAACGCTTTTCAAGAACTTCATAAGACCTACGCCGATACCGCCTGCAATAAGGCTGTTTATGATGTCCAGGGCTCCGCTAAAGTCCGCGTTACCAATCTTTTCGACAAGACCTCCGGTCAAAGAGCCGAGGGCTGAAGCAATGCCGCCGACAATTGTTTTTACACCTTGCCAAAGCGCTTCGAGCGCCTGTAGGAATTTGCTGTTGGCTAAGGCTTCACCCATAATTTCGAGCGCAACGACGACTCCGGACTTCATTGCGCTGGCAGCTTCACCAACTTGAGACATTCTTTCCTGAACCCGTTCAAGGAATGAGTGAAATATCTCCAGCCCAGGGAAGTTGAACTTTTCAGCAACTGACTTAATGAAGTCTTTGACAGCCGTTGCCGCCGCTTTGACGAAATCAACCACACCTTGGACAACCTTGTTGAAAATATCCGTAGTCTTAATCGTTTCGTTCAGCTTAACAAGCCAATCCCCGCAAGCCCCGGTTACGCTGAGAATGCCGCCTCCGAGGTCGTCCAATCCGCCAAACAGGGGTTTTACCGCATTGAATACAGCCGAGAACGCCTGCTTGACAATATCAAGAATGGCGAATAGACCCTTGAACGTACTCTTTAGATTTGCCGATGTTTCATCACTGAGCTTTAAATGCTCGGTGAGTTTCCGAAGCCCTTCGCTGAATGCGTAAAGCTGTTGTGCCGTAATAGGCGGAAATATCTCTTTAAAAGCTTCCTTGATGGGCGTAACGATGCTCATTACACCTTCAAAAGTATTTCGCAGAGCCTCGATAATTTCCGTTCTTCCGCCAAGGTCTTTCCATCCTTGGAGAACCGCATTTCTGGCGTCAGCCGAAGCGCCGATAAGCCCGCCGAAGATATCACTGACTTCCGTCAAAAGCTCTTTGGCCTCTTCAAAGTCGCCGATAATGATTTCCCAGCTCTGCGTCCAACCGGATTGAGCCGCTTCCTTCAATGTGTCAAACAACTGTGTAAACGTCTTAACCTTGGTGGCTGCATCGTTGGCAGTCTGGCCCATTTTCAGGATTGCTTGAATCTGGTCCTCGGTATATCCCATCGTGCGAAGCTGCTCTTCGTTTAGATCGCCGGTAAACTTCGCAAGGGTTTCTGTCAGCACTTCAGAAGTCAACCAACCCGTTTTCAATGTTTCTCTGAAAGAACCCTCGCTCTCGATCATTTCATCGATGGCGACGCCATGCAGACGGGCTGTTTCTTTCAAAGCGTCCTGGAAAACCTGACCACCCATGCCGGCATTTACGACCGAGTTCCAGTCCATCAGCTTTACTGTACCGGAGGCCAATGCCTGGGAAAGCTGGTACATCGCCGTACTTGCCTGCTGGCTTGTCGAACCGGAAACAGCGGCTAAGTTCGCGATACCTTTGATAGCCGAAACAGAGGTGTCCAAGTCAACACCGGCAGCGGTAAACGTACCAATGTTGCGGGTCATCTCGGTGAAATTGTAAATGGTTTTATCGGCATAGGTATTCAGTTCATCTAACGCCGAATTAACCTGTTCCAGCGTTGTGCCCTTAGAGGAGGTATTCGCTAAAATGGTTTGAATCGCGTTGATTTGGGTTTCGTACTCTTGGAAACCCATCTTGATTGGGTCTATAGTAAGCGAGGAAACGAGTCTCTTTCCGGCATTGATGGCGGAATTGGTTATGTTCGCCAGAGCAGTAACCGCCATAACCTCTAAAGCCGTGAATTTAGCCTGCACCGTTTGTACAGCGCCACTAAGCCCTGACATATCGCATTTCTTAGTGGCAGTGCCAACATTCTCGAGGCCCTTAGAAGCGCCAGACAGATTTAAGCTTTGCTTCAGCTTGTCAAGAGTTGACATAGAGGTGGCGACATTTCGCTCAAACTGCTTGTTGTCGAACTGCATCTCTACAACTCTTTGATCAATCGTAGTGCTCATAGCTTAGTAACCTCCTTCCACGCAGAATCTGCAATTTTATCAAAAATAGGCTGGATAGCAGGATTGATGTAATCTCGCCCCTGTACCCAGCCCCCGTTTCGAGTCCCGTGTCCATACTGTAGGATAATGGCTATTGGAACTCCATTTTGAATGTTTGAGTTGTAAAACGTGAGAGTAGCTGAACCTTTCTTGTGAATGATCTTGTAGTACCAAGAATTGGCCGTTTGTCCGGAGTCTACAGGTGTCGCAGACGCAAGGGCGGCTACTCCTTCTCGACCGTACTTGTCGAGGTCTCCGAGACGAACAGTCTCTTTCGCTTTCTCCAAGAAACGTGTCAGTTTAGAGAAGTCGCCCTTTTGTCTGAAACTAATCATATGGATCCTCCTTAACTCAATCGGTTAGCATAATCAAGGCTGATCCAGCCAGCGCCGGATTTAAGCTTTCCCCAACCTTTCTTAGAGCCTGTCCCGCTTGATTCGGCAACAATGGTAAAGATGCCCTTTCCGGTAAACCTGCCGGTCCTGATGTAATTCGTACCCGGTCCTTTACGAATGTTTAAATCAGAGATGGCAACTCTTACGCGATAGGGTTCGAACGCTCCGGATGGAGCAGAGTCTTCTTTCGCATAATTGTCATAGTATGTCTGACCGTTTTTCGCCCGCTGCTTTTGAACGGCCTCACTCTGATTGGCAGGTCTTTCATAACCGATAAGAACCGCGTTGGAAGCTTCAAGAATTGATTTCGCTGATTTCAAGGTCTTCATCACAGAGGAATAACCCTGGAGTTCTTTCCACATAAAGTCAAGCTGCATCTTAAGATCGGCAATAGACTTTTTAGCGGCTTTCGCGTGATTGAGAAGCGCCTGTTTGCGGCTCCAATAAGTCCACTGGGCAAGACCATAACCGGCTGAATCGCGAACAAAATTCGTATAGCTGCCGTTGTCGACCGCTTTTGTATACTCTTCGTCCGACATCCCAAGCTTCTTGCTGTAGGTGTTCTGAAGATTATTCGGAAGAAGCCTGGATTCAGCATAAAGATTCCCCATAATGCCGGCCACGGCGAAGTCGTTCAAACCCTTGCCTTTGAAGAAATTCCAAATGGTTTTCGGGTCGGCTTTTATCGGTTTCGGTGTGGTAGCAGAAGGACTTTCAGAAATGCCGAGACGTTTATTGACCTCCGCTGCGATTTCCGAGTGCTTGTTGTAGAGATAGGTGCCAGGACAAGACTTATTCGCGAACCACCTATGAACCGTCATGTTCTGCTTATCGACCTGGCCAATCAGGGACTTGTCGGCTTTCCAGAGAAGTTTCTTGATCCCGTTTCTCTTACAAATATCCGTAACCAGATCAAGAAGCGCCGCATAGGCTTTTGCATTGACCGCATAGGGCTCGGTGGTGTCCGAAGCAACCTCAATCGTAATGGCACGATGGTCATTTGTGCCGCTGGAAGAACACCACGAACGGTCTTTCTCCTCGCAATACATACCAATTCGCCCGTCCACGCCAACCCCATAATTGGATGAAGCTTGTCGCTCTTTGGGGGCGAACACGTTTCCGAGCGTTTCAACCGAGCATTGCCCAACAACGCAATGAATCGTAATCGTGTCGATTGCGTGATTCCGTGGACTCGTTCGATTTGGGCTGATTTTTGTGTAACTAACCAAAGGACTGTTGCTCATAGCTACTCATCCTTTCCCTGGGACTTAAACTGGCTGATTGTCTGCATAACTTTGTCATAGCCGACCATCGCACAAAGCCAGCTCATAAAAAGCAGTGCAATAAGGTAGACGATGACCTGAGTAGTAAACCCGATGCCGGACAAAAGAATATAACCAGTGCCAACGACGGCCGAAAGAACGAGCGAAACCAATCCGGCGAGAGTATTCGCCCGATAGGTTGCGTTTCGTTCCGCGATAATTTTCTTGATAGCTTCGGTCACAAGGCCGGTGAGGGCCGACACGATCAATAACCCAAGCAAAAAAGTTTCAAGGTTAACCATTATCTAATCTCCTCCATTTCTTTCGTTTTTCTGAAATGTCCATGTGATCGGGTTCTGCGAATTCTTCTGGCTCAGGTTCCGGAAATTCCTCAATAACGGAAAGATCTTCACCCAACTCAATTTCTTCATCTTCACCCTCCGGATGGACTGCCGGAAAATCCTGATGAGCCAATTTCCCTTTAGAATTGCTTATGGCGTGTTGGATGCCGTTCTTAATCATCCAAATAGCGCCTCCGCAAGATAACGGAATGGCTACATTCGTTCCAATGGACGACCACATGGAAGTATCGTAACAGTTCATACCAGACTGCCAACTCAGAATAACCGAGCTAATCGTGACAGCAGACGCTATCATAGCTTGATATACGTTATCGACGATCCACATGAGTACCATTGCGGTAATGAACAAATCGGAGAAGTAGTTAATGGGAGACTTCCTGATTTTCTCAATCAGTTTTACTTTTTTCATGACCCATCTCCTTTCTACTACATCACCCTCTCGTATTGAACTGCTTTCTGCGGGCAGCGTTTAACGCGGCATTCCGGTTCATGATTTCCCTCTTGCTTCTTTTTTTGGGAGGCTGATTCTTGATGTTACAAACCTTGATCAGGGTAAGAAGGCGGTTGAGATGCCATTTCTGACATTCAAAAGGGACGTTCAACGCAATCATCCAGTAATAGATAAGCTCCGAAGTAACCTGTTCCCGGCTTACTTTTCCGTTTTTATCATCAGAAAAATAAGTCGCGGTCATCGGAGCCTCTATATACCGGTTAACTTCGGCAATGTTGCCGTTGGTCAGGTAATTGTAGACCTTGGGATCCACGTTCTGCGTAAGCGTCATGCACTTTATGTAGTCCAACGTTTCTTCGAACGATTTCTCGTTCTTAGTCAAAAAAGCCTTGCACCATTTGGACTCCCATTTTGAAAGAGAGACGAGGGAATGCTCCAGCTGCAACGTCTGCTCTTTGGTGGTAACGAACTCTTGCTTTTCCTCGTCCCATTGCTCAACAGCAGGTATTGTAATCCGAAGCATTCCTCAACCCTCCGATCGTCTACTGGTTTGTGACGGAAACAATTGCCGGAACTGCTGCGGATTTACCAGCATTGACGGGAACAATACCGTTTACAAATTTTGCAGCGGCGTCAGCATCAGTAGCCAGCTCCATAAACAGCTTGGAATACGCCTCGGTTTGAGAAAAAGCCTTGGAAATTTCATCGGATTTGATGAACCGCTTACCGTCGGGGCTCTTTTCGCCATACGCCTTAAGGATGATCTCTTTGAAAATCTTGATAATCGCCGGTGCGTCCTGCGCTGCTACGATCTTCTGAATCATCTCCGCCAGCCCCCCGGTGGTGCTCATCTCCATTTCCATGACCTCAGCCTGGGAAAGGTTGAAGTACAGATCCTCAGTTCTCTCATTGCCGTTGTAATCGTTGTAGGTGATGGTTTTCTTCAACATGATAATTTATCTCCTTTCAAAAATAGAAAAGGGAGCCGTCAGCCTATGCTGAATACGACTCCCATGTTACTGAATGCAAATATGTTCTTAGCCGGCAGCCGGATCGTTACCCATGACGGTGACAATCTCATCGGGAAGCGGAAGACGAGCCTCGTTATCCGTACCGCCATACAGAATTGCCTCCAAAGCCTCCAGCTTGGCAGCGTCGACCTTGGTGGAATCGATCGTGATCGAAGCGGTCGGCTTGAAGCCGCTGACGGAAACAGGTGTGGTGCTGACCTCCCAGGAGAAAGTGATAGCCTCGGGGCTGTCGTTGATAGTGGCATATCCCTTCTCAGAAGGCGCCGCAAGAGCGCCGTAGATGATATGCAGCTTATAACCGAAGTCGTTACCTTCGGTATCGTTGCCCAGAGTTGTCTTATAGGAAAGGCCGAAGGTCTTGCGAGACTGCTGACCGATCATGACGCCTACGGCAATCTCAGCGGAACCGTCGCACTGAGCAAATTCATCAGGATAGGTATAGGCTTCGATCGTGGCGCCGAATTCCTCAGCGGAGACAAGGTTCAGATACTTGATATCGTCCGCATAGATAGGCGTGGCTTCAGCGCCGGAGGGGCTCTCCGTAACGGCGGTAAGACCGTTCCAGGCAACGCCCTTCGGATAAGTGCCGCCGGTCTCCTGAGGGTAGAGAACGCCTTGCTTAACACCGGTTTCGTAAAAACGTTCGCCGGTCTGATCCCAAACGAGTTTAGACATACTGTTGTCCTCCTTTAAAAGTGTAGAATGAACACGTCATGATTGAGATTGTCCGCCTCAAAGTGGCGATTGTATCGACAAGAAGGAAGTGCTGCCACTCTGCCGACAATATCGCTGTCTGGGTCTCCATCGATGACTGTTACGGAATATTTTCTCTGAGATAGATAAACCCCGTCATCTGCAAACGTGTTCTCGATATCTTCGAGACCGTAAACGATGGCGGGGTAATCCATTTCTACTGACATAGGGGGTTGAAAATACACGTTTGGACTGCCGAGAACTTTCTCAAGCACAGTATGTAGTTCAAGCCTACTGGGCATTGTACACACCCCCTATAGTCAGTATCAGTCTTGGGTATTGAACTTCGACATTGGTAATCTTCCATTTAGCACCCATAAACTCAACGTATCGCATCGAATGAAAATTCTCATTGGCAAACGGATCGGATACAATGCTGATCTCATTTGCAACATTGATGTTGTCGTTGAGTTGGTCGGCGGTTTGGAGCTTACGAGTGTTACGAATCAGATCGCCGTGATACATCCTCTCGGTAATCTTTTCTTTATGCACTCCAGGCTTTCCTTTCACCATTTCAGCGTAACCGATTGCTCCGTAAAACTTAGCCATTTTGAATTTTCTCCTTTACGATTTAGCCCGCAGAAGCAGGAGTGACATCCTCTTCGAGAGCGATGGCGGACAGCACACGAGTGTTTGCACCAGAGCAACGGGTTTCCAGCAGGCTCTTCTCCTGGTTAAAGTCGATATCGAAGTCGGTGAAGTGAGTGATTTCGCCGCCCTTAGTAGCGCCCAGAGAATAATCAGCCAGGTTGCACATGATACCCAGAAGCTTCTTGGTCTTACCGTCGACAGTGCGGGTCTTACCCTCAAACTGCTCGGCAGTGATGATTTCGCCAACGTTCAGAGCAGCAGCCAGGTCGCTGATCTTATCGTAGATACGACGGCCATTCAGATCACGGGCCAGAAGCATGATGTTGACCAAATGGGGAGTGCAGTAGAAGTCAGGAGTACCAGACCCCTTGTATTTCTCACGAGCATAGAGCAGGGACTGAATCACAGCCTCGGCATAGATATAGTTCTCACCGAAATTGGCGCTGGTATTGGTGCCCTGGAGAGTAGCCTTCATGCCGGAGATGTCAACATCTGCATGGATGGTATACAGTTCGTCATCGGTCCACACCGGACGGATCTTATCATCGGCAATCTTGCCTTCGTCACCAACTTCACGGCCGTCACCGATCATGATAGCGGTAGCCAGCTCTTCGTTCAGGTTCATGCGGTCGATGCCATACATGTACTGAACAACATCGAAATCGGTGATGTCCACGATATCGTCACGGTCCAGCTTGCTCTTTACGAACACGGTCTGAGGATCAGTGGTTCTGTGAAGCAGCTTAATGTTGCCAACATACCCCTTTTGGGCGCCCTTCTTATAACCTTTTGCGCGCAGGCCTTCAATGTTACGAAGATCGGCCTGACGGGTACGGATACGGCTGATGGGGCTCTTATGAACCTTTGCCAGAACCTTACCAACCCATCCCTGGTCGGTAGTGAGCATCTCGGGAGCGCCGGGACGAACATCCTTATAATCAGGGAACAGGGTCTCGATGTTGTCAATGCCATGAGCCATAACCTCGGGGTTCTGCTCGGCAAAGATGCTGATAGCAGTTTGCAGGCTGCCAACACTGTTGGACTTAGCCAGATTGAGGATCTTCTCCTGGTCGGAATGCATCAGAACATTGGTCTGAGTGTCTTCCTGATCAAAAACGTTATGCTTCATAATTTTGTTTCCTCCTTTAGAATCGTCGGATTTGTCGTCATCTTTGGCCTCTTCTTCGGTACTTTCACCTTCTTCAAGAGCCTGACTGATCATTGCGTAAACAACCGTTTTCTGTTTTTCGTTCAAAGTATTGAAGACATCGGCAACGGTTTCCTCGCCTTCTTCCTTTTTCTCGTCCTTAGGCGGCTCTTTCTTGGCGTTCTCTTCTTCAGAGTGGCGCAGAACGGGCTTTCCTTCATCGGCATAAATGATCATCTCCTCATCATTTTCGTCAGAGTGAGCGATAATCGTATCGATAAAGGCTCCAGGATTTGCCGTGGCGTGAACAAGGCTTACTTCGCAGATATTCCCATGTACCACATCGGACACGATCTGCTTCAACTTATTTGCATAAATTGACAGACCTTCAATGTCACCATGCTTAACAAGAATTTTAGCAAGCTGACCATTTTCCGTGTCGTTGAATGTTCCGTAGCAATAAACGCCTTCATCTCTGTTCTCGAGTAAAGCGTGGCCAAGAACATTTTCGGGCTTTTCATGCTTATGATTCCAAACGAGCGGAACAGTTTTTCCATCGTTGTCCCGGAAAGCGTTATGTCGAATAACTCTTCCATCAGAACATTGGAGATCATTCTTAGTAGCCCAGCCACTGAAATCAAATTTCTCCATTTTGATTTTCCTCCTTCGATTTTATGGTTACCGGTTCGATCTTTTCTTCAGTTGCAGCGGCAATGTCTTCTTTTGCTTTACTCAGATTCTTGTTTCTAAGTTCGTCCGCTTTAGGATCTTTGGACGGTTTCATCCCAATGACTTGCCTGATCTCGTTCGAAGATACAATCTCGTTTCGAGTAAACTTATCGGCGATTTCAGCAATGTCATTAACAGGAACCAACTTGAACGGATCTCTGAAGAATAGAATCGACTGCAATTGTGACCGAGCGGTTTTCGTGAGAAACTTTCGTTTCATCTCGTCAACAATGGCCGAAAGGATAGGTTCATTTGTCCGGTTGTAGTAGTTGAGCATCGTTTTATCGTCGGCAGTACCATCTAAGATGCTCTGCGTAATCCCTAACTGGCTGTAAAGCATACTCGTTAGATATTCGATTTGCTTCATTAGATTGTTTTCGACGGAACGATTCAACTGCGTGATATGCTCTGTGCCATCGGCATAGGCAATACCATACTTGGAACCTGATAGCTGAGTCTCTATATCTTTACGCCGTTGTTCGGCCTGTTGACGCCTTGCTTCTGTTTTGATTACATATGGCAACTGGATAATTAAATCCAATTTACCGGAACTGCTCTGTTCGTCCACTGCATCCAAAAGATTCAGCTTTCGAACAAGCCTCTGCATGGTCGAGTTGGGTTCGTTCATGACCGCATAAAGAGGATTTTCAATGATACCTACTGCGCTTTTCGGCATCATAACATCCTGCTTCCGCCCGGTCTTTTCGTTGTAAACTCGAACTCGTACATGTTCCGGATACCATTCCAAAATCTTGCCGGTACGCATTGTCTGAATGTCATACGAACCGGTAAGCTCAGGATTAAAGGTGGTGTCAACCGGTACAATGGCAACACATCCTTCGTCCAGCATCGACATAACGACATCCTGCATAAATGCCCTGCCGGTTTGGTCAATGTTGGCTTCGACGGTGAGGCAACCGTTCAATCCCGAGTCGATGACAGAAAGGAAACGATTGTTTTCGTCCAAGCGCACATGCTGAATACTGATAGATGAGACATCCAATGCAATACGGTTGTATACGGATGTCACAATAGACCGTTCATTGCCACGGCTAAGTCTCATCCTGTCGGGACGATAGCCATAGCTGCTTCCATAGTTTTGAGCAGGCTGTGTCGATCCTTTGGTAAAAGCATTCCAAGCATGTTTCAGTCTGGAGCCGAATGTCACCTCCATTTAGTCATCACCTCCTCCGTTCCGTTTCGACTTTGTCAACAACGGTCTTTTTATATGCAACTTTACCTGAATCATAGATGCCGTTTTTCAGCTGATTCATGTTGTAGCCTTGGTCCGCAAGTGCCATAAAGACGCCAATTTCTCCTCGCTTGGCTACAAATTGCACCACTTTGCCTGAAGGCGATGTTAAGCCGGAAACCTTGTCGTTCATGAGAGAAGCCATCTTCCGATTGTAAGAATTGATAGTCGCCGAACTGAGTTTTCCGGATTTGGTGACCGCATGGGGGTCTTTCATCAGCTCGCTGGCATACTTATTCAGCTCTTTGGAAGATTTGTTACGGACTTTATCAGTTATCTTGTCGCTGTTTTTCTTGATCCACTTGTTATCTTTTTTGCTTAGCTTCCCAAGTTGAGCCTGCGTTCTACGGACGCCCCATCTCATACCGAGAATGCCGTAATGGGTTAAATTGTTTTCCATCTTACTCACCACCTTTAATCAAAAGCATCTTTGTTCAGCTTATAAGCGACATAGGCGTCCATCATAGCCGCAACAGCATCGATCTTTTGCTCGTATCGCTTCTTAAGGAGTTTACGGTTGCCGTTCGTATCCTCTAAAGTGATACAATTACCCATTGCAAAGGTCATAAGATCCTCGTCAAATAAAAGCATCCGCTCCTCAGAGAGCTTCTTTAGCTCGCCTAAAGGAACGGATTCAGTCTTGGCGCCCTGTATAACTTTTTCTATTCCGAATGGTCCGTTTTCTGACTGCCAGCGTTCAACAAACTCTTTGGCATTGTATGGGTCAAAACCGAAACACCGAACATCGTAGCTGCATTCAGTGATATGATTATCGAGATCGTCATAAACCTCCATCATATCCAACACGGTTCCCTCCAATACGATTAAACTGCCTTCAAGCATAAACTGATCGTACTTGATCCGCATAGCAGCAGGAAGTTTCATCAGAGTTGTAGAGGTTATGTAGTTTCGAGTCTTAATTCCAAAACATCCATTTGATAATGGGAATAGGAAAGTAAACGCACAGAAGTCGTCGCCTTGCGAAAGGTCTCCGCCAAGCGAACAAGGCATTTGCCAAAAGTCTCGTTTCCGATGAGGAAGAGTTTCTTCGTATGTGAAATAGTAAGTATAACCCTCCATAGGAATACCGAAACGCTTGGCAAGAATATCGTTTCTGGCTGCCGGAGCTTTTTCAGCTCTTTCGACATCCAGTTGGTAGGTTTCATAGCTGACGGTCTTTCCGATGTTGGGTTGAGCTTTGGGCCACATTTCAGGATCATTGACTTCATCAAGAGAATCCAGTTTGTAGTACCAAATCGATACATGCGGGTTGATGTACTCTCCTTTAAGAATGTCCAGTAACTCCATTTTGATTGTATCGCCGCTTCCGTTCCGGACTGTACCCTCAGAGCTGATAGCCACGATAAGCCAGTCGTCCACTTTAGAAGCGCCCTGCTCAATGGCGCCAACAACGTCCTCGCGTATGTCGCCGGAAAGCCACTCATCAACTGTGGCCACCTTAGTTCGCAACCCCTGAAGTTTATTGATGCTCATTGGCCGTATCTCAAGGAGAGAGCCGGTAAGGAAGTTCTCAACGCCTTTCTTGGTGGAAGCCAGCTTTACGCGGTTTGCTTTTGAACCGGTGGTGTTTTGGATTGAACCTTCGGTGAGAAACTGAAAGAGTGGACCTCGCGCCCTAGTGATTGAAGTTCTAATCGGAGAAAGCACTTCTTCAGCCTGCTTCATTGTGGGGGCAGTAGTGATTTGGTGAGTCGTGGTGGTATCTACATTCAAGAAGTAATTCTGAATGCAGGAACCATACATCGACTTTGCTCCGCCTCTAGCTACAATCAGGTACTGTTTGTTGATAAGCCTTCGCTTCACGGTCTTCTTTACATAACGACCACCGTGACCATCAGCGGACGGTTCATAAACGCTTCGTTCTACAAAGTAGTACCACCCAAAGATTTGTTCCGCCCAAACTTTAAAGGTATCGAGAAGAGTGAGATCGGCGCCATCCGTTAAAGTCAGTTCGCTCTCGCAATACTGAATGAAGCCTTCAACAGCCTGGTCGTCATAGTAAACTCCTGGATTCGCAATGAGATCATCTATACGATTCATCTCCATAGAGATTTCTTTGCATACCGGAATTTCTCCTCGAATTACGGCATCTCGAAACATGCCGTAATATTTGGGAACGGCAGTGTTTGATAATGCCATATGCAGTTCTCCTTTATCTCTTACTTTTTAGGCCGGATAAATCTTGCAGCTTCTTTAACATCGAAATGCCCTTCCATAGCAGCTTTTATGGCATAAGTAGCGACAGCAGCACCAGCAGTTGTGACGGCTGTTTTACCAATCTGCTTTAGAACATTTGCTGCCGCAGTCTTGCCAGGAGCAACGTCCCCATCGGTAAGCTCTTTAAGCTTTTTTTCTTGCTGAAGGCGCTCGATCGCCTTTTTCAAGTCACCATCGGAAAGATGACGCCTGGCTACAGATACTTGCTTTCTTTGCTCCTTGATTTCTTTATCAGGATCTATTTTGGAAGAGCCTCTTGCTCTGGACAGCTGAGCAGGGGTTCGACGGACACCCCATTTCATACCTTTAATTCCATGATGAGAGAGATTGGTATCACTCATAATTTATTACCTCCTCTTTATTTTCCACAGGATCAGCCGCAACTTGAATTCTCCACTCAAGCTCAGAAGTTATGCGGTTTGTAGACTCAATTACGGCAGAGCTAAGAGGAGGATCGAAGAGGAGCTTGACCTTCATGCAGGTATAAGACTTTATCATCTCCAACCTTGCATTGGCTGAAATAAAGTCAGTCCACACGGCGGCATCATCTTCGATCGAGAAACCTTCGGAGGGACCGACACCAATCTGAGTTAGAATTGCAAGCACAGAATTGATGTGCATGATAAGGTCCGCATCGAAGTGTGTATACTCTTCCGCAATTCCGAGCATCTTTTTGATTGATGTCAGTATACTCTCCATAGTATCTTCTCCTTTACGGTTGAACTTCGATGAACTTCTTCATGCAGAATCCTTCAATACCAGCGGTCGTGCAGACCTTAAAAAATTCTTCGGTGGATTCGCTTTCATCAATCATGAGCTCGGCCTGACAAACAACCTCACAAACGATGGTCGCATCAGCTCTCGGCTCCGCGCGAACATTGAGCTTAACGCAGTTTGCTACGACGCCAAACATGATTTCATCCTGAGGTTCGAGTTCCGAAAGAATGTCCTCAGTTTGAGAAGGCAACTCTGAAAATTCAGTAGAGGTCTCTGCCATTGTGGTCTGCTGGGAATCCTTGAAAAGTTCGTCCTGGTACATTTGTCTTTCCTCCTTTTATTTGTGCCGCCAAGGACACGTGTCGTTTGGCGCTCGTTCAATCGGTGCTAGAATCAATAGACTTTTATCGCCATAGTGAATTGCGTTATGAGTTGCAAGAGTGGTGGATATTAAGTATTCCGGGTCTAGCAGAAACTCGCTTTGGGTTTCGATGTCCTTTGGTAAAATTGGGTTCATGTGATGGATGATTATCTTTCCTCGAATCTCATAACCCTCGACACCAAGGTCACACCCGTAATCCCGAACAATCACATAATCTCTAATGGCTTTCCATTCTTGAGACCTGTAAAATTGTTGGTTGATGAATCGGTCAAACCCAAAAGTTTCTTCTCCAACAGCTCCGTTAAGCCTTAGATACTCATACCGATCTTCAAAGGTTTGCAGCTTAGCTAATTCGGAATAGGTTTTAATAATCATCCGAATCACCTTGCCCGCTGTAGTTCCTCATAGCGTCAAGAGCATTCTTGTAAAGCTCTTCAATTCTTTGCGCCGACTGTAACGATTGAGTTTTAGCTTCAATCAACTCTTTCTGCTTCATGAGAATTTCCTTTTCAATTCTCTCCTTAGTTGAACCAAGCTTGAGATAGTGGGTAATGACCTGAGAAGAAGCAGTTCCTTCTTGCAACTGTTTTTCAGCAAGGTCTACGGCCAAAGAAATCATTTGGCTTTCCCTGGCTTCCTCTGATAAAGCTGGTCTCATCTTTCGTAAAGATTCAGAAGAGGTTACAGCCTTAGCTTTCTTCATCCTTACTGCCTCCTCTCGTTCAGATATCACTGTGTTGCAGTGTAGTTCCCCGAGGAACCATCTTAGTTTCGATGTACTTTTACATAGCGTTTAACAGAACTCACAAAGCCGACTAAGAAACCTTTTGAAAGGAGAGAAAGAAATGAATCAGCCAACTCTGTGAGCCCTGTTAAACGCTATGCGGAGTAAAGAGCGACCCTAAAATACTCCCCCCGGGGAATTTTTGAAGACCGCCGCGATGACGGGAGGGGTAGCTTTTTCAGCAGACCCCCTATGTGTTTAGTTCTTTGGTGGTATAGGCCAGTTCGAGTATAAGACGATGCTTAGAAATACTTTTCCATAATCAAATTTCCTTTCTTTGTTTTAATGAGAACGAAACAATTGGTGATCAGATACTAGCAGCTTGCCTTGTCACCTTCTTGTAAATGTTTCTGAAATCGTATTTGATGATTTCATCGATTGCTCGTTCGATTTCGGATTCGTTTTCTTCTTCCGACAACTGATCGGAAGTTCGAGCGATTCTTCCTAAATACGAGCAAGAGTTGTAACCTTTTTCCACATCGAACAAGAACCAAGAAGGGAACTGTTCGAAGGGATTGTACGGATTGTCAAACGTAGTAAGTGCACACTTGCTTTCCATTGACAGCTCACTCCTTTCCTTTTAGGTACTTGGTCACGGTGCTTGGTGAAACGCCGAGAGACTTGGCAATTTCTGCTGTGCTGTAACCTGACGCATTCATGGACGCAATCTTGTTCACCTTGGCTGTACTCAGCGAAGTGGTAGCCCGAGGAGTAGCACGTTGCCTAAGCTTATCGATGTCCACGTTGTTAATGATCTGAGTAAGGCGGTTCTCACTGATAGCGCCAGCTTGGATGGCTTCCCATTCTCGGTCAGTTATCTCAATCGGTTCTCTTTTCGCGCCAACTGCGATTCTGGCAGCAGTAAGAGCCTGCTGGTTCGCTTTCTTGATCTCACCGGGCTTCATATCAGGATTCTCCTGCTTTTTAGCGGACACGGTGGCGTTAGCTATGACCTGAGCCTGCCTCTCCCTGGGGGCGTTCTTGAGTGCTATGTTAAGCTTGGCCATCAAGGTGTCCACTTCTTCCTGATAAGTAGCTTTTGCCGAAGAAGAATAGGCAATTTTACCAGAACCCAGCATCTCTTTGCGGGCTTGGTTAGCCAGGGACTTCATCCTGTTGGCATACTCGGCATACGCTCTTTCGGCGGGGGTGTTTGCGTCGGATACAAGGGTAAAGGCATCATCGGTCTCAGCCATCTTGGTAGACTTCTGAGTACGGACACGGGTCTTTCCTGTTTTAGGATCCGTATACTCCTCATAGACTTCCTTATAACTCTGTTTACCAGTCTCCTTATCAATGATGGGACTTCCTTTTCTCTTCAGAACAGAGGTTTCGGATTTGGCTCGAGAGATAAGGGTAGCTGCGCCCTCGTGGTAACGGCCGTCGTCATCATAAGTCCCTTGATACTTCTTTTTAAGAGACGCAATGCCGTTGTCGATTTCACTTTGCTTGTAGTCAAGCTTGTGCTTTTCGGCGTCAATGACGACCATGCTGTGACGAACTGCTCTTGCAAGCTCATCCTGTGTGGCGCCTTTCAGAGTCATATCGGTGATGAGGTTTGACACCTTACCCATCTCTGTCTGCGTGTTCTTCATACGCTTCATGCCAGGACGCTCTGGATAGTCAAGTTTTGGATCGAATCCCTCAAGCCCTTTCAAGGCAGGAGAAGACGCGATTTTAACTTTACCACCGGTTGGTATGACCATTACGGTGTCCCCATCAAAGTCCGCTCCGGAAAGGCGGCTGGCAACAGTGCTGTTAATGCCGATCGCGTCGGACGGTGTAGTGCCAAGCACACGCCTTGCTTCAGTCTGCTTGTTGTTGACGGTGAGGATGGGTATTTCAAACGTCCCTCCATGAGGATAGCGAATCAACGCCACCTGTTCGCCATTCTCATAGTTAGGGGCATATACCTCGTTGTCTTTCATCGAAGTAATAGGTAAAATCACCTGATACTTCTGTCTTGGCAAAGCTGCTGCCTGAAGATGAACGGCAGCCGAATCACAATCATCAGCAAAGGATTTCAGCAAAGCTTTTTTCACAGTCGGATTGGTCAGAGAACAAATTTCATCAAACTCCGCCTGTTTATCGGCTGTCGCTAAACCTAACTGCTTCTTAATTAGCGTTACGCTCTGTTTGGAAAGGAACTGAGAAGGAAGATTATCGCTCCATTCTCCCCAATCTCCTTCTTCTGCTCTCTTATTGATTAAAGAGAGCTGTCGTTCACCATTCTTATCAGTGTAGTAACTTTGACCACCGGCCTTGATTAAAGAACCGAATGGATTATCGGGATCATTGCTGATAGTTTTAAGAACCTGTGGAGCTTTAGGATCGTCAGCCATCAAAGGCGTTCCCTTTTTCTTATTTGTGTTAAAAACAACATCGACACCGTCAGGCAAATCATCCGAATATACAGCCATTCCCTTTATGTACTTATTATCGTCCACTAAGATACGAACCTGTGCATAATGGGACTCGCCAAGGGAAAGGTCGTCGACACCTCTTCTGAGCTCGACAACGCCATCTTTATCGATGCCGCCTTCTTCCGCATAGCGAACTTTTATCCTGCTGGAATCCATGCTTTTCGGATAGACAAAGGTATCGAAAGTATCGCCTCCATCGTGAGATACATAATCTCGGACAGAGTGGACTTCACCGAAGTTATAAATCTCTTTATGTTCGGTGCCAGGAGGACAAAGAACCTGAATGTTGGTCTGCTTTCCAGGATTGGTGACTTGTGGAACCCCTCCGCCATAGACTTCATAACCTTCCATTTCAAGAATGTACAAGGCTTGTTTCATCTTTTCTTTAGAGACTCCCAGTTCACGTTCGACGCCAACACCAACATCAATCATGCCTTTTTCATCGACCTGTTTTTTCAGGAAGTCAGCCGTTTTCCTAGCCTGGTTCATACGGGCTTCAGAATCCTCGTTCAAAAGAGAACGGACAGAAGAATCATTTTTATAACCCATCTTATCCGCTATCTCATTCAGACTATATCCCTTTTCCCGAAGTCCTTTTGCTGTGGCTACATCGACAGCACGCCTTTCATGCTTTGCAAGACCGACCTGTGTTCGGAGCTGGCTGGTCGTGAGCCCCATGGAATCGGCGACATCCTTTTCACTCATACCCGATTTTTTCAGTTCGCTTACCCGGCTCAGAAAATCTCCGCTGCGCTGATACGGGTTTTCACCTGAACCCCAAGGATAACGTCCAGAACGCTTTGGCATTCCATAGTGCATTAAAATTTCTTCCGCAATGGGATTCATAGTTTAACCCTCCTCTGATCTGATTTTTGTTATGAGCTTGTCGAACGTGATAATTTTGTCGATGATCGGAACCAGGTCTTCGGCTGTTGGTGTGTCATATACGATATCATCCGACTGATAAAGTCTCAGTTCAATGTCGATTTCAGCAGGCTTGACCCTATACTCCAAACAAAAAAGAGCAGCATATATTTCAAGCTGCTCCATGTGCGCCGGAATGACGCCTGATTTGTAATCGTGAATTCGGAGTAATCCGTTTCGAAAAGCGATTGCATCGGCAGTGCCAAAACAGTTTTCCGAATAGAATAACGGCTGCTCCGGGGTCATCTTGAACCCGATGGCGTCATTCACGTACATGTTCAAGGTTTTATGTGACTTTGGAAGTTTTTGCCCAAGCCTGATACATTGCGCGGCGAACTCGTGAAGCTCGGTTCCTTTTTTCGCCGCTAAGAATTTAGCGTAGGCGTCCGCTACTTTCGCTTCGTCATAGTTAACCCAATGGTATTTGCTGGCGCCAAGAAAAGCATGTTGCCCATCAAGATTTAAATGCTTGTTGAAGTTCATGCAGTACCTCCTCCTTATTTTCCGGACAGATGAATCTTGAGAAAGACATCTCGTCCATCAGCCCGACATAATAATCTTGGTTTGGCTGTCTCTTAGCGCCCGCGAGTTTTTTACATTCCAAGGCGGCCCACTTGTTTTTATACAAAACCAGCAGGTCGGGGATCCCTTGGACTTGGTCCATTTTGAAAACCATACATCCGGGAAAGAGATTTTTCAGTTTTTGGATAAGCCGATCCTGAAAACCACTTTCCAACTTCGAATTACGTGCCATAAGCAGGCCTCCTTTCTTAATTTTGAGCAAATGAAAAAGAGAAAGTAAGCGCTGGTCGCGTTTTAGCCTTCTCTCTTCATAAAAGGGCATGTTTTTTTCGCGAAGCCCTAAAAGAGACAAAAAAAAACAGAGACACCCGAAAGCATCTCTGTTCGTTCAAGTTATAATGTTTAGCTGTTATTTCGAAGATACCTTATCAGTATCCAGATGAGCCACAACCCACCGGTGCAAAGGGTGAGAATGAAGTCAAACAGAATACCAAGGGTTCCTCTCTTTTTCCTTTCTCGATTACTCACGTCATCGCTCCTCCACTAAAACCGGATCGAGCATAAACAATCCGCGATCATAATCATAACTGACGATCTTCGCTGCTACATGGACGTTGTGTCCAACACCGACAAAATCGGGAAGATACAAATCGCTGATTCCCATATCCGTTACATTGACGTCTTCCATTTTAAAAAGAGGGCCGGGGTTAACCGTATCTTCGTCAACATAATCTCCGGCGCTTAGAAGAACATCATAACGAGTATCATAATCCTCGTGGTTTGCGACAAGAACGATGCAACCATCAAATTCGATTGTCTGGCCTTTATACTTTTCTACAAACTCTCCAACAATCGAATCGTATTCGTTCGCCACGGCCATAACCGCCAAAAACTCGGCGTTGTTTTCCGTCGTAATGTTTTCAGGCTGCTCCTGAGAATCTACAATTGGTTCGGACGATGATTCGGGTTCATTGGGTTCTTCAGGCTCTTCAGGTTCGTCCTTCTGAGGGAAGGTGTGATAAGTAACGACAATCTCCACGTCTTTCGGATATCTTGCGTCAGGATCATACTTGGCTTCACCATCGACCGACACCTGTTCGACTTCGCCGTCTTTGGTCAGAAAGCCCGTTATCAGATCGTCCATAATTTCAACCTGGATATTTGTGAATCCGGCTTCTTCCAAATCGGCAATGATTTCTTGATAATTCTCTCCCTTGCAAACGCCGGAAGAGAAGGGCATCTTTATTCCTTCAGCCGTCTCACCACTGCATCCAGACAACACGATCAGAGCCAAGGTAAGCAAGAGTGGTAAAAAAGTTCGTTTCATCGATTTACCTCCATAGTCGTAATTTAGGGCAATAAAAAAGGTGTACCCCCAATGAAGAGATGCACCCGAAAAAGTGAAATCCCTCATTGTTGCCACACAATCTCGTCCCAATTACGGTATGAGTAAAGAGAGAAAACACCTTTTACCAATGTTTTCCCGCAATTGAGACAGGGCGTATCCCTACTATTAGATTGTGTGGCGCTTATAGTATACCACGAAAGACAGAAAAAAGGAAGAATTTCTTTTAGAAAACCACTTGACTTTTTATACGCTTTGTGGTAAAGGAATCTTGTGTTTTGATTCAAGCCCAAAAACCCACTTTTACTTGCCCTATTTCTCTATATGTTTAATCTTTTTATCACATTTAATAGAGAATAAAAGTGGGGAAAGTGGGCAAAATGCCCGTAAACCCGCATAAGCACTGGGTTTTTCGTGGCCAAATCCATTTTCAAAAGTGGGCAAAAACCCACAAAAAGTGGGCTTAACACCCGGTTTGCGTCCGTATTCTCGCCGCAGTTCCAGCCATTTTTTCAAAAAGCCCGGTTTCGACAAAAAGAAAAGTGGGCGTATTTTAGAATCTTCAAAGAGTATACGGACGTCAAAGCCTGCCAAAAGCTTCAACGTCCGCACTCATCTTTACCGCCAGACTCGTCCGTTTGACCTGTCAATCAGAACGATACGACCTTCGATTGAGAATCCAGCCAGCTCACACAGATAGAATATCGTATGCAGCAGCTTGTGGAATCTTTCATCTTCCTGGTCAATGTTTCTGATAGCCTGGTAAGCAGTCGGGTCGGAATATCCTTCTGAATTCTTTCTTGGATTATCAGCCATTAGTTCCTCCTCATTGAATTTGATTTTCTTTGGAAAAGAACAGAGGAATACCCAGCATCAAAGCAAAAATGAAAAAGGTGCCGTCGTATTCGATGGGAATACTCAGAGCACCAATTCCAATAAGTATGAGTGAGTAAATCTTGTTCTTAATCAGTTCTCTCTTCCACATGGCGCCCTCCTTTAAATATCGCCAGTCTTCCGATGAACGCTCAGGTCAGCGTCAAACCCATCCGGATAACGCGCCTTAAGTTTGTTAATGTTCATTCGAAAAATCGTTTCAAGACTGTAACCCAGGGCATCAGCACTGACAGCAAGATACCAAGCTACATCGCCTAGCTCTTTAGCAAAATGAGCCGTATCAAACTCATGTCCCTGGAAGAGATGCTTTTTCAGAAGGTCAGCGCATTCTCCAGATTCTCCAGTCAAACCCATGACACCGTTTTGGAGTTGCTCCATTTGGGATAGGTTTTTGTTTGCTGTACGCAGCGCCGCCTCCTGGTATTCATTTGGTGTCATGACTACGCCTCCTCGTCAGAATTTTGCAGAAGACTTACACTTACAAGTTTATCGTCTTCGAATCTACATCCAAGCTTGGGATCTCTTATTTGAGGCCCATTCTTGGTATAATACGTGCACATCAATTCTACAGGCTTAATCCACCGGATATCACGAAGCCGAATAAAACATCCTGCGCTTTCGTCCTTTGAAGGAAGATCAACCGTGACATCATTTACAGCTTCCATTACTCTTAGAAACTCGTCTTTAAACGAGCAGACCTCCCTATGAGAACAATGCGTGCATAGGGTTTCTCTTACTCTCGTCATTAGTTTTTCCTCCTTTCTTCAAAATCGATATCCACGTCTTTAGGAACCAATACAGGTTCACAGTAAGATGGAAGGACTTCGTACTCCTTCTTCATAACAAATGGACCAGTGATCAGCTCAGAATGCGGAAGCGATTCAATCCAATAACAGAACGTATGCCACTCATCCAACTTGTGGTTCCATCGAGATTTGTAGATGTTTGCCAGAACCTCATAGTTAAGCATAACCGTCCGCTTCTGGTTGTAGGAAGAGGGGAGCAATTGAATCATGCTATACCAATGCATTTTCTCTCTTCTCGCATGTTTATTGAAATCGTTTCGCATTTGATTAAGAGACTTTACTATACCGACTAACTGCTCCTTGTACCACGGATCAACGTTCTCAAAGCTGAAGTCATCCAGCGTAAACTCCTTCTCCGCAATCTTGTGCATAGTGGAGCAGCTGTTAGCCACCGTACCCACTTTGTAGGTGTCGAACTCCTTCCACCAATAGAGAGGAGCTGTGATATCGACATAGACCGTAATCATTCGCATGAACTTGCGATGGTCTGTTCCGGCATTACGAAGTTTTGTCATCAGCTTAAAATCGTTCTTACCGAGCTGAAACGAGTGATCGTATGTATGCTGGCAGTCAAAAGCGGCGCAGTTGGAGCATCCAACCCCATCATCGCCGCCCTTACAGATTCCGCTATCTGATTTATCCCAGCTGTTCATCGGATTCCTCATGCCGCGAATTGCTTCTTCGAAACCATAGACTGAAGTCTTTTCAAGTTGTAACATAATTGTTCTCCTTTCAAAAGAACGATTATTTTTGCTCGTATTTGACGGGCTTCCTGGAATATAGGTTTACAGGGTTATCGAGACACTCAGCACAAGGCTCATCTCTTTCCCGAACCTTTTTGTGTTTACAGTTCTTGCAATACAGGTCAAAATAGACCTCTTTGTAGTCATTTTCCATCAGGTTTCTCCTTTCATCCACATTTGCTGTATCCACAGGAATGGCAGATAACACAACCTTCTGACTGCTCTAAAGGCTGTCCACATTCCGGACATGACGAACCAGTATTTTTTACCGAAGTGCTGTCGAATTCACGAAGAGCTTTACCAATAGCATCCGGACACGATAAGACAGCGCAGCCATCTTTTCGAATTGTGCTCATACACCTGATTCCACAGAGTTGCTTTGCAATGGCGTCAACGGGCACATCATATCTGAGAGCAAGAGACACCATTCGCGCCAAACCTTCGGACTGTGCGGGACAGCCTCCAGCCTTACCGGTATTGGTAAAGACTTCAATAGGTCCATATTCATCGTGATTCACTGTGATGTAGAGTTTGCCACACCCAATTTTCTTAGCGTCCGTATACCCATCAACTCTTTCGGGCCGTGTTCTAACAGTTGGCTTGGAAGCTGGTTCGTCTTTCTCAAAGTTCAACACTTGAGATTCACGGCTTCCATCGCGATAAACAGTGATCCCCTTGCAGCCGGTTTCGTAAGCCAGCATATAAGCTTGCTCAACGTCGTTTTCGGTGGCTTTATTGGGGAGATTGATGGTTTTGCTAACTGCGTTATCCGTAAAAGCCTGGAAAGCAGCTTGAATCTTAATGTGCTCATCCTGCTTTATTTCTTGAGATGTGATCCAGTGATCGCCGATATCGCATAGCTCTGGAATATCCTTTACGGGAATGCCTTTAGCGAGCTTATGGAGAATATCATCGTTGTACTGGTCTCTCGACATAAGCACCGATTCCATGAGAGGATGGACGACATACAGCATTTGATCGCAGGAGTTACGCGTATAAACCCACGAGAAGTTTGGTTCAATCCCGCTCGACACATTTGCAAGCATGGATATGGTGCCGGTAGGAGCAATGGTAGTGAGAGTGGCGTTTTTATAACCTTTCTGTTCGTTGTACGCGTGCGCCGTATCTTGAATAAAGCTCATGACTTTTTTTGCGTAGAATTCGGCGGCTTCCGAATCATATCGAACATTAAGCTTTATCAGCATGTCGGCAAAACCCATAACCCCAAGACCAATCTTACGAGTCTTGAGAGTTTGCTCCTTAATCTCTGGCAGAGGAAACGAGTTGTGATCCAGAACGGCGTTGAGGAAATCCACTCCAGTTTCGACAGTATCTTTCAAATGCTCAAAATCAATACCGTCGCCATTGACATGATTGGAAAGGTTGATACTGCCAAGATTACAGCTTTCATAGGGGAGAAGAGGCTGTTCTCCGCAAGGGTTTGTGGCTTCGATTTCGCCCAGCTCAGGCGTGGGGTTAGCATCGTTGATTTTATCCAGAAACACAATGCCCGGCTCCCCATTCTTCCAAGCCTGATGCACGATCTTCTTCCAAAGCTGTTTAGCGCTCCCCACGGCTGTTGCCTTCTTCGTATGCGGGTCAATTAAGCTCCACTCATCGTCGTTGACAACAGCCTTCATAAATGCTTCTGTAATGCCGACAGAGAGATTGAAATTCGTCAACTGAGTCGTATCGTCTTTGCACATGATGAATTCCACAACATCAGGGTGGTCGATTCGAAGAAGTCCCATATTGGCGCCTCTTCGAACTCCTCCTTGCTTGACGGAATTAGTGGCTTCGTTAAACACCCTCAGAAAGGAAACGACTCCGCTTGCCTCGCCGCCAGTGGTAGACACTCGCTCTCCTTTAGAACGAAGACGGGAGAATGAGAAGCCGGTGCCTCCGCCTGTTTTATGAATCATGGCCGCATTTTTTACAGCCGTAAATATCCCGTCCATGCTGTCCTCGATAGGAAGGACAAAGCAGGCCGACAGTTGACCGTTTTCGCGTCCCGCGTTAACCAGGGTAGGTGTGTTGGGAAGAAAGTCCAGCCGATCCATCAATTCATAAAAGCGTTTTGACTTTTCAGCATCTCCGTCTGAGAGGGCTTCGGAAACCCTGTGAAGCATATCATCAGGAGTCTCGACAACAGTTCCCTCTTCGTTTTTTCTGAGGTATCGGGCGTTGAGAACGGTCATTGCGTTATCTGTAAATTGTGCCATTGAATGTACCAATCCTTTCTTTAAGCAGCTTTCTTCTCTTTGGATTTTGAAAGCGTAGAATATCCTATGACATACCGAGTCTCGTTGAAATCCTTCTTGTCGTTCAGAGACCGGCTGATACCTAAATCAATTCCTGATCTGGATTTCAGATGATAGTAGTAGAGGTCTTTGTAAAGTGTGTTCAGTCTGTCAATGCGTCCAGCGGACTGCTGCATGATTTTGTAAGAGTAGTTCTGCGAATAGAAGACAATCGTGTTCGTTTTTATACAGTTCCACCCTTCGGCTCCAGCAGTATACTGAACCAGATATACCCAGCTATCGCTATCTGGTATTGGCTGATGTTTATGCCCGTTCCATTCGGCAATCTCAGCATCTCCAAAGCCTAGTCCTCTGAGAATTTCCAACTCATAGTCGAAGTTGTAAAAAACAATCATTCGAGGATGATGTTCGAATATCTCCAGAAGAGCAATTTGCCGGGATACATCGGAGTTGACGATTTTGCGCCAAACATAACAAAGTCCTCCGGCATTCTGAATAGGCTCGTTTTTATACGGATCCCATCTATTTTTTCCGGCGTCCTTATACTTGGCGACATCGTATCGGACATAGACATCTTCGTGGTGAGGAATGGTTTCTCGTTTGAAGTCCATCGTCACAAGGATGCTGTTGCGTAATCGGATAAGACGGCCAGTGTTGAGATAGCGGTCAACCTTCGGGAACTTGACTCTTGGATTCCAAACAATATGGTCTCTTGTGAACTCCGTCTTATTTTTATAGAATCCGTTGGCGATGAACACCGGAATATAGTCCTGCCATGTGTCGCCAGGAGTAGCAGACAGCAGAACCCAATTATTGACCTTCGTGATTTTCAGAAAGGCTTTGACCCAGGCTCCGCTTCCGATTACTCGCTGTTCGTCAAATATGAAGAAGGCATCCGTAACATCGACATACTTTCCGATATTGTTCCATGAGTCCACAACAACCTTATGGCCATGATAAAGATTGTAGTCCGAATAGGTAGAAAGAAGGAAGGGCGAAAGCTCACCCTCCCATTCAAACGTGTCTCTTTTTCGTGCCGTTGTTATGATGTACAGATCCTTAGGAGGGTCGTCCATCGGAATATAATCTCCGCCAACTAAGCTGCTAGCCTCTCCGCCATTTTGCAGATAGTAATAGGATAAAGCAGTCAAGCTCTTTCCAGAACCGACTCCGCCGCACAAGATGCAGCCGTTTTTCATCCGTTTTACAGCATCCAGTTGGTAATCAAATAACGTAATGGACATTCATCGACCTCCTTTCTCGTTTGAGTTGTGTTCTTAGAACAGCCAGAAGAGAAACTTAACAGTCAACCCAATTGCCATAGCGATGAGGCAGAGCATTACGATTACGGCAAAGATATAACCAAGTTTGTTTCCGAATTGGGTGAATTTATTCTTTTCCATCGTTCAAATCCTCCTTGACCCGTTCCATCCACTTCTTAACGGTTTCAAAGTATTTACCTTTATTTCCAAAGCCTTTCTTAGTAACAGCCATAGCAAGCCCCTTCTCGGGGTCAAAGGCTTCGTTCTGAGCCTTAACGACGGTTTTAGTTCCATCTTCCCAAAACACGACAGTTACCGGGTCATTGAAAATTACATTCTTGATATCTGGCAAGAGATTAGGCTGAGGTATGATAAACTCTTTTTTGATGTATCCTCGGTCAGCAAGGATTGCGCTATACATAGCTTGCTGATGAAGATACTTGTTTTCGAGATAATATTTGGAAACACCTCGCTCATACTTAATGTTCTGAGAAGGAATCTGGTTCCTTTCTTTGTATTTCATTTCTTTCTTCTCCTTTTAAATTATTCGTTATGAAATATCCGTCTTAGGCTCCAAACCTTAGAAAAATACATTGGAGTGAACCAATAATTCTCAGTAGAATCCTTATCCGTTATTGGCTCGGTAAGACTGTTTCCTATCTTGACATACCCAGCTATGCCGAGAAGCGAAAGCTGAATATAACACATGAGCGCCACAGTCGAATCAATGTCCTGAGCCGCAATAAGAACATGGTTTTGGAAATTCATGTTTTCTTTTTTCAGTTGTTTCTTTGCCTCGTGAATCCCAGCGATCAAAGTAGCCCCAGCGCCGCAGCAAGGATCGTGGATAGTGATATATCCTTTTTCCTTTACTTCGGCACAGACATTATCCATCGAAATAGCAGCCATAAACTGGCACACATGATACGGGGTAAATATCTGCCCTTTAGCGTCATTTCCAAGATTGAGTTCCATGAATATGCCACCCAAGAAATCCTGTTCAGGGTTATCCTCAAGCGCCATGACGGTTTGTGCGAATAACTCTGGAAAGAGTGATTGCTCTTGCTTAGAATATCGCTTGATGGTTTTCATATAGAGAGCTTCGCGCCCATCATAATGCTCCTTATCAACTGGATTAGACAGAGCACAAGCGGCCATAACCACAAAGTCCTGCCAGACATTCCAGGAATTATGCCGATAAGTAAGTTGTTTAAATATCCGCAGGAACTCTTTTCGAGAGTCCACTTTTTTGACTGGCTTTTCCGGCTTTGGTTTTACTGGCGGACTCGGATTCAAAGGTTTAGGCGTTGGAGAGACGGGTTTCACTGTTTGTGTTTTTGGCTTGGGTTTCTTCGGCTTCTTTTGCCAAAACATTGTTCTTCTCCTTTCAAAAAGAAAAAGCCCGAAAAGTCGTTAAACAATTCGGGCTCTTTCACCTTTATTCATCCCAGGGAACTTCGTCCTCCGCATACTTGGACGCGAACTCATCTTCCTCAATGGTCACGTACATGGTCTTGAGGTAAGCTTTTACCCCGGTCTTACCGTTGACCTCCCAGTTATAGGGCCTGATAGTCAAGTCAACATTGCGAATCTCCGCAAAGTCCAGTGTATCAATGGACTCGTCATCGAGCGCTGTTTTGGCTCGTCTGGTAATCATGTACACCTTCGGCGGGATGTGCTCGAAGCTGACAGCCACCTGGATATAATGCTTCGCCTCTTCAGCTTCGTCGCGAGGCGCCAGAATCCGAATGTTCCAGCCATCCTCCGCAAGTGCCTTTGCCTGCTCCGCATCATCGATGACGACGCAGAAATTACGGCTTCCCGCCCGGTTGTACTTTGTCTCTCTCCCAGAGAAGTTGCGAAAGAGAATGCGGGCGTTTTCGACAATCAAATTGTCTACGTTCTTGTAAGCCATGATTTGTTCTCCTTTCAATTTTCGTGATAAACGGGTTTGCCGTCCGTAAACTTTGGTCCAACATAGGGATCATCAGAAGTGAACCATTCAAAGTCGCCGAAATCCGAAATAGACTTAACAGCTTCGTCAACCATTTTGTCATAGTATCCTCGGTCAATATCAGCTTCTTTGTTGAGTTCCTGAACCATTTCAGATTCAAGCCATCTGAACCCTTTGGAACCGGTTGCGGCAGCGTAGCCTTTTTCTTTGGTTTTACTGTTTGTGGTTTCCCGAAGAAGAATCCCGCCGCCAGCTCCTTCCTTCATGGGACAGAAGCGCCCCACTTTGCCGATGAACCGATAATTGTGCTCACCTTCGGGCATACGCTCATTCATGTCTAGATATAGGGCAGAGGTAACCGACTTGGTTTCGCACATGTCATCGAACGCGATTTCTTCCCGGCTGAAAAGCTTCTTGAATACATACGGAACCTGGAACTGCGTTCCCGTAGCCGTCCATTCGCCGGCGTGCTTGCCGTCCTTATACTTCGCAATATAGACGGCATCATTGACGAGACATATCCTGTCATATGTAGCCTCATGTTCAAAATTGTATCCGTACATCTTGCCATAGTCCGTAACAAACTGGATGATCTCAGGAGTGGCGTCCGGAATCTTGATTGAATCGGTTTTAACATGAGCAACAACAAAGCCCCGTTCCTGAACCTCGTGTTTGAGGTTAATCATGAACAGAGCTCCGCGCTTGGCTACGATATTGTCCTTGTTCCGAGGATCGTGGAAAGGATGCTCAAAGCTTGCCGAGGTGAGACCATAGACCGAATTGATTGCGATTTTCAGAGCCGACGCCAAGTCGGATGCGGCGTTCTCATCAGTCAGATACTTTGCCAAAGCTCCGTTCAGCATTTTTCGAGCCTTATCAAAGTCCTTGTGCTTGATTGCGATACGAGCGTCGAGAATATCCTTGAACCGCTTTGTGTACTCGTCGCCGAAAAGGTTCTCGGCAACAATGCTGCTGGGGTGCATTGAAGCAATATCCAAAAGTGCGACATTGCCATACATCCCAGGTTCGGCATACACATATCCACCTTCGCCAACTTCTTCACCACGGTACATGGACTTGCCGGCCTCAAAGGTATAGCCGGGGAATATAGGGCGTCCCTGACCGTCAAAGACCGTGTATTCGTCACCGAATTCGCTGTAGAGAATGTTGTCCTCGGTGATGGTAAACCGTCCGGCGTCTTCCGTCATCTCGCCCATGTTTCGGTAATTAAACTGATCCTGCGGCTTTCTGTTGTTGCCAAATATGATCTTGGTGGTCAGTGTGTTCGTGGTATCGTTGACCGTCATACCGGCGACATCGGCCAGAATTTGTCTTGCCAGGAAGTCAGATTTTCGAGCATTGAATGTGGCCTCGGTTGCAATGACGTCGTTATCACAATATTCGGCAACCTTCGTCCAAAGCTCTTCGGGAACAGGTTGATCCCACGGAAGCCCGAGCTCCTGATGATGGATACCAAGCTCGATTTCAAACTTCTTGAGCGATTGTTTCTTGCTGGAGAAATCATAAACATCCGTGTAGGAGACGTTATAAGCTTCCCCGAAGAAACAATTGGGACTGCCGTTGATAATCTTCATGGACAGGTTGTAAAGCTGCTCGTTATCGTACCCTATGAGCCTTGCGTAGAGAATATGATTATCATACCGGCGACAGTTAAAGCCAACCAATCTGAACCGCATCAGGTCTTCAATTTCGGCTGGCGTAGGGTTGATCATCCGAACAACGGGTTTACCTTCACCCTCGATCTTCCAATTGACGAGGAAAAGGTTGGGGAAGACTTCTACGTCGTAAAATACCAGTTTTGCGTCGTCATTTTTACCCGCTTCGGACTGTTCCGCCGACTTGAACTGCATCTTGTTTACGAGTTTGATGCAGTAATCGGCTTGATTGGTACTGCTTGCTGCAAACGCCAACACCGCGTTACGCATGTCGGTGACGTCGTAATTCAAATCGCTGGTGTATGCCTCCTCCAGTATTTTGTAGATAAAATCAATACTGGGTTTTGTGGCTGGATGAATCTCTTTGTTGAGATTTCGTTTTATCAGGGTTCTAAGCCCTTTTTCGCTCTTCACCCCTTCGAAGTTGATCATTTTGCTTTCTCCTTTCAATGGCAAACCAGAACTGATTGTTGCAATCGGCAAATCGTTGCATTTCGACAGCTTTCGTCTCAATGAACTATTGCCAGTGAACACCTTGACTTCAATGTGGTCGTCATAAACCCTGCTCAGTTTTGAAGCGTCCCCGGTATAGATATAATGGAGATGAACCCCGCTGCCGCTTTTGCTGAGCTCCGCATAGGTTGCGGGCCATTTGCTTGCTTCTTCAACATTCCTTTCAAGACACTTGTTTCCAGCATTGTCCGGAATGTCGAAGTCAATCACAATATGGTTTTCCGGAACCCTAACATAGTGAATCTTTGAAGTATCCAGTTCCGACAACATAGACGTGACCTTTTCCCATTTTTTAGATGGCGTCTCATTCGATGTAGCATATTGAGCAGGGCAGTCCGCACACTCCTTATCAAATATGGATTTTTTGCTGTCGAACTGAATCAACGTCGGTTTTTCGTGTTCCTCTGGTTCGCCTACGGTCTTCTCTTCAAACTTCTCAGTTCGGAAACCGCTGTAGTAGCTCCGAACCCTTGACCCGTCTACAAGATTGAACCGGTCTTTATAGTCTCGGAAGTAGTTTTTAAGCTCCTCCTTAAAAATTCTCTGGGAAAATGGGAATGTTACTTTTGCCTCATCACAGTAAGTCTTATACATCTCCCAAGAGGCCTTCAGCGTAGTGCCGTCTTCTTTCTTGAACACGTGATACGAATCGATCACAAAGTTGTAAAAATCGTTCGATGCACCAAGCATAGACACCGGAATATAGTCGTCGTACTTACTGGGATTGTCCGAATACACCTCAAGGCAGTGGTGTGCAATTGCGCCAAGTTCAAACCCAACCTGTTTCACAACCGTTTTGTACTCCTTTGGGTTCAGCTTTTCACCAGAAGGGGAGACGTCGATCAGTCTTCGAATGAGTCCCGATTTCGCGTCCGTAATCTTTACCGGTTTGTTTGTACCCATGAACAGAAAGCACTTGAAGCGGTTGGAGTAGGTGGATTTAAACTTCTCGTTAACTGTCATTAGCTCGTGAGAAACAAGGCTGTTGAGCCTCGTGTTGTCCTCAATCTTTGAGAGATCGCCATCGTGCTGAATCGCCACAAGCGGATTTGCTTTAAAAGCCTCCAGCGCAAAAGAATTACTGGAAGACCCAAGCGCTCTGGCGTCGAACACCGAATAGTACCCCTCGAACAGCTGCTGGATGATGTTGAGTATTGTAGATTTACCGGTTCCGGCCGCGCCGTAAAGAACCATGAATTTCTGCAACTTCTTAGAATCTCCAGACACAATCGACCCGATTGCCCACTCAATTTTGTGTCGTTCCTCCTTCGAGTAGAGAGTTGACATCAGCTTGTCGTAAGCAGACAAATCGCCAGGCTCAAGCGGATAACTCAGCTTTTTGCTGGCATAGTCTTTTTTGTTGGTCTTATCGTTAGAGAATATAAGCTTCTCATCCAGCATGTGAAAGGAATCTCTCATCTGCTTTTGACAGTATTTATGCCAAGAGTCAATCATGCCGGACTCGGCGTCCCACATGTGCAGAACTTTAACATCGGAGTCAAATTTCTGGCGGTTCTCTTCGGCATATCTATCCAGCTCACGGTCTATCAGCTGCAAAGCGTCCTGCTCGTCTGTAGACCATAGGCCACGTTCTTCAATCCAGATAGCGTAGAAGTCACCGCCTCGAATCATAAGATCGGAGCTTTTTTTAATGATGAACTTTGGATAGATTTCTATTATTCCACGCTTTGAGCTGCGTGTTGAAATCATTAAAAAGTCTATCATCGCACGTTATTCTCCTTTCTCGCGCTTAAGCTCCTTTATCTCATCACTGAGTTTTTTGAGTTTCTTATCCTGTTCAAGGATATGAAGTTCCATTGTGACTGCATAGGCGGCTGTGACCAAGGCAAAAGTAGTAACGGTTTTATTAAACCTTGCCTGTTTTCTAAGCGTCCTGTTTATGCTTTTGACGGCACTTTCAGATGCTTGCAAGCTGCGAAAAATATAACTAAGCATCTCAACCATTGGCCTTTCCTCCCTTCATCGTCTTTTCGATGTAACTGTCAACGGTTTCAAACCGCCAATCCTTTTGGGACCGATAGGTAAAAATGAATTCCTGCCCATTGGTTTGCCGGACACGAATGCTGTTTTTGCCATTCTGAAACCAGGCTGATACTTTCTCTCCGGCATACAATGGAAAATATAACTCGAACCATTTGTAGACATCGTTGTGACTCATTACTTCCTCCCATTCTCCAGAATGCCGTCTAGATACCAACACATTTGATACCAGATTTCGGCACTCCTTAAATCGCTCTTACAATGCTCTACGGTAAATAAACCACCCTCGCCATTGCGCTTGTATCTCCGGTTTAAGAATCTTGTGATAACGTCGTCAGCATAGCTTTCGCTGAACTTGGCGTCGTTCATAGATCCCAATCCCAGATTCCCAATCATGTTCCAGAACCACTGACTGGTTCGATTACCCACATCCGGGTCGTCCATGATGTGTTCTTCACAACGCATAGCGAGGGCGATTAACATTTCCAAAACACTGCAAGAACGGTCGTCCAAAAACGTTGCGATCATTGGACCTTCATACCGCTGCTCATATCCAAAACGATACCGGAGGTCTATCCCATCTTCGGCTCTGTTACCATCCATTCCGATAATATAGACGAACTCTACATTGTGGAGATAGCTTAAAAGCTTCCGATAGGATAGCCTCCGAGAATACTGTTCGTTGCATACGAGCTGGTACATCCATTCGAAATATTCTCTGTTCAGCTCGCTTTTCGTCATTTAATCATCCACCTCGTGCGGCCGCTTATTGACGACGTCCGAATATTTCCTCTGGTCGAGCAGAATTTCGTAGTCGCACCTAAGCCGGTCGTTTCTTACAAAGACCGAATCATCTTCGTACTCACCAAATGTCAGCAGAGACTTAGAGCCGACAATCTCTTCGATGTCGTCGACCAGCTCATCGTCATCGTCGGCAAGAACGTTATCGGCATAATAAGTCAGACAGATTTTCTCGTAGCCGTACAGTTCCCCAAACTCTTCCGGAGGAATCACATAAGGCGCATCATTGGTCATAGACTCTTCATCCTCCTCATTTTCGTTACTGTCGGGTTCCGCATCCTCATCAGGAACGTTCCCCGGATTTGAGTAATTCGTATAGCCCTCTTCACGGAGCTTCGCCGCGTATTCCGCTACGCTGGGTTTGTCTTTGGCCTGTTCAGCCCGGATTCGGACCTGAGTCTTTTCCGCCGGCCGATTCTCTTGATCTTCAGATTCACGCTTAGAGAATGCCTCTTTTACGGAATCGATCTCTTCCTGAGCGATTTGCTCGTATTTTTCCCTCACGTATTTCAAGGTTACCGCCGAACCAACGGCAGCTCCCAAGACAAACATCATGAATCCAATCAATTTGCTATTCATCGTCGTCCTCTCCATTCTTTATAGTCATTACCGTAATAGCCAATCCTCCAAAGAGCATGGAAACGCTCAACAGGATGCCTCCGGTAATATGCCTTTTTCTGGTTGTGTTCAGAACATAGTCGAGCGAGGCTATAATGTTTTCGAAAACATCCATATCCATCAACCTCTCCCTCTGGACAAAACCGCGATACCGCCAACAAAGCACAGGCTCGCTAAAGCGGCGAGAGTATAAGATATAAATGATAATGTTCCGTTCATGGTTTTATCTCCTTTCAGCTTTCGTTAATATGTGGTTCTGAATACGTTTTCTCTGTTCGATCCGGCGTAGAAGAACAAGTATTCGGATAGCTTCTCACAACCGTTAGCGTACCACTCTCGCAAAGTTTCCTTTGCGATTTGAATGTCGCTTTCGCTGATTGGCCGGCTTTGGTTCCAATATCCGGCGAATTGTCCTTTTGCTGAAACTACCGCCGCAATGCTGTCTCCGAAGTTTCCATCGGACACCCGGTTGCAAATCACTTCCGCTACTGAACGCTTATCGTTCAATTTGTCGTCATAGCATTCTCCATCTAAGGTCGTAGCGATAGCGGTTACCTCTTCGTCAGAATATAACGTTGGTTCAACTATAACCTTCGTTTCTTGCGGATAGCGGTAACTGAGATTTACTACGGATGGAACAGCTGTTGTTGATTCGACAACCGGAGAAGGTTGAATATCCGCGTCGGCATTATCCATAGCTGGAACCCTGCAAGCGGTAAATATGACCGCTGCGGTCAGAACAAGAGCAAGTAGTATTCTGGTCGGTTTACGCAACGTAACATCCTCCTAAATATAAAACCACCCTCGGACCGTTTCAGCGATCAAAGGGTGGTTAAGATTGTTTGGCGCCCATCGTTAAATCAAATTGATGATGGGTCCGTCCACGTTGAAATCGAGAAGAATTACTTCTTCATAACCGTTTACGAAGTCGCGAGTCTTCTCTTTGTAAAGATCGTACAAGCCAAAGTCGACGTAGTCATCCCCCTTATGATTGGGGTTCTTGGGGTCATAGAACCAACCGACGATCTGACCGGCTTTTGTTCGAGGAATCCCCAACATGTCATAGACATCGTTCAGGAACAAATATCCCTGCGCTTTAAGCTTATCATTTGCATACTGCTGCTGAGCTTTAAGGTACATCATGTTATACTCAGCATTCTCTTCCCACGCCTTGCAGCTGGAATCGAAGAACTTGGCATAATCACTTTTGTCGGGACTTCCGGCCACCTGAATCGTCTCTTTGACCTTCTTTTCCTTGCCGGTCTCTTCGTCAGTAACCATCTTATCGATTTTCTGAGCCTTGATGTTGTGACGAAGTTCCTTATCAACCTGCTCGCCGAAGCGCTCGACAACACGGTTGCGATACTCTTTGAACGTCTTATCCACCGTTGCATATGCCGCTGCAAGGGCTACGTTGCGCTTGCGAAGAATGTTATTCGACGCAAGGATGCTGCCAAGAGACAGCGCGCCAAGAGCCACTGCCGGAGCGTACAGCTTAGCCAGCTTTACTCCGGTCTGAACGTATACGATAGCCAGATCCTTTTTGGCGTCTTCGGGGGTATACTGATCCGCCATTGCTTCGTTTTCCTGGCAATTGTGGATGGAATCGATGATGTTCTTGGTGTTGTTAAGAACTTCGCTTACCTTGGTGGTAGCCTTGCAGGCCATGACGGCGCTCGCAATGGTGCCGATGACGCCAGCCACAACGAGAATTTCGGGGCTATGTTTTTTGAGCTGGAACCCCATCTTATTGAAAGAGGCGCTCACAGTCGTAATCAGTTGATCTTTTTTCATGGTTAGATATTCTCCTTTTTCTTTATTTGTGATTCGATTTCTGCTCCGCAAGCGGCATAACCGGCTAAATCAACATAACTGTCTTCTGTTGCGCAACCGGTCTTAATTCTGGCAATCTTCAGTAATGCCATCATCATGGCCACATCGTTTGGTGTAAAGTCAACGCCTTTATAGACAGTCCAAAAATCGGCGATTGAACGAAAATTATCTTCTGGAGAGCCATACTCATTTTCGCGTTGACCGCACACGCATTGTTTGGCTCTGTCCAAAGTCTCAGCTCGGTTCATTGTTTCATCCTTTCTTAATTGAGTGGAAGCGCCCTTGGCAGCTTCAGAATATAACCGTCTCTTACCCGTACACTTTTACAGCCACGGATATCGGTCCAGCCATACTTGTTGGCGGCAAAGTTATCCATGGATACATTGGCGAGATCGTAGAGGTCTCCGATGCTGACTACGCCATACTGAGCAATGATCTCGTTCATCGCGTCCAGAACCGCTTCGGCGTCGCCCCTGGTTGGAAAAACAAGCTCGTCATAATCGAACCCATTTCGCGCTGCCGGAGCACTGTAATCGCGTCTGCGCTCATCATTCTTCTCATAATACCGCTGATACGAAACCTTCGAAGCCGTAGACTTGTTCCGAGTCCTTCCGGTTTCCCCGTATAGAATCATGTCGATTCCGTTTGTGACGATATCGGAAATTGCCTTTTTGATTGCCGGAACGAGAACTTCCAGCAAAATATAAGACTTGACGTTGTTAACGTCTTCCGATATGAATACGTCTGCGAATTTTTGCATTTCGCCTTTTTTCTTTGGTTTTACGGTCCCAGAAACGACCTTTTCCACCCGTTTTTCCGGAGCAGTTTCTTTTTGTTCTTCTTTGGACTTGTGGGAGTTTGACTTGTATTCGTCCATCCTGTTGCTCCTTTCACTGAACTAAAACAAGTTTTCCCGGCAGAGTGACCCTCGTGTTCGGGAGCTTGTTGTTGGTCTTCTTATATTGAAAAGTCAGGTTGCTTCGCGCCTTCTTTTCGGAAACAGCGTATGTAGAAGCTTTCCAGCGATTGGCGACACATCTTTCAAACTCCATAACCGGCCCATCGTACGAATAGCAATTCATAAGCTTTCTCCTTTCCAAAACAAATAAAAAGGGAAAGCACCTTGTTACAGATACTTTCCCTTTTCTCGAGAACTTCATCTCCTATTTAGTTGTCCTCATCGATCACTTCGATCTCATCGTCCGGGAGGTCGATAGTTTCCTCATTGATCTCCTGCTGCGCCTTTTTGGCTTTGATTTTAGCCACAAGCGGTTTGATAACGTACTTATAGGCGATTACGCCTCCAAGTGCTGTCAATCCGATTCCGACTGCCACCTTAAAGCCTTTGCTGACGCCCGCATTCGCGATCTCTTCAGTTGCTTCGATAACCTCTTCGTTTACCATGATTTCATTGTTTTCCATGTTTATTCTCCTCTCAAATATAGAAAATTGGTTGGTTCTCCATTAAAGGCGTTGTATTTTTCGCGCATCAATGGTCACTTGTTGTAGTCGTATTTTGGTGCGACCTGATAGTCCATTACCAAGCAGGGCGTACCGTCCGCAGCCAGTTGAGAGCTGAAATGCAACTCGATAAGACCATTCTCGATATTCCAGCCAAGATCGTCGCCAATCTTCGTATTGTCCAGCCCAATTTTGTAGTAGAAGTCATTGAGCGACACATACATATCATCAAGCAGGTTTTTGTTGATGTCGTTGACGGCTTTTTTAATCTTATCGATATCGGATTTGAAATACCGGCCAGAAATCGCATCATAGCATAGGGTGGATCCCTTATCGGTAAGAATTACCTGCCGATCGGCAACGGGATCTCGATTAAGTTTGTCCTTTGCGATGGCGTCTCTCACCGACTGTTCTTTCTTTTCGCCGATATGCTCCACGACTTTTTCCTGATACTCTTTAAGAGCAGACTCAGAAAGAGTATAAGCAGCGGCGAGTGCAGCGTTTCGTCTGACGTTTACAGAGCTTGCGCCAATCAGACAGACAATGGATAGGCATCCGGTAATAGCTGCCGGAATATAACAGGTCCATGCGGCTTTAACCGTCTCAATAGGTGTAAGGCTGTTCCCTCTTTCTTCGATAAGAATAAGAGCTTTGGGCGTCGCCCTAACCGCCATTATGGTAGTTGTGATCATTCCGGTGATTCCAATACCGGTAAGGATTTCTGGACTGTGTTTGGTGACAGCCGTCCGAATCCCTTTTGAAATATTGGATAAATTGAGTTTGTTCACGGTTTTCTCCTTTCAATTTAGTAGAGCTTGAATCTCTTCAGCCACTTCGATAGCAAATATAAATTTTCGATTGTTCTCTTTTGTCAAGTGAGCGAAGTAAAGCATTTCGATGATAAATTCATCAATAACGCCCCACGCCCAATCGAGAGGACGGTTCAGAAGCGCTGCGATAATTTCTGTCGCCGCCCATCTTGAATAGCTTCTTTTTTCAAAGTCATCGATTGGCCAAGTGTCTTCAAGCTCAAAAAGACATTCATCCATGTACCGCAAAATTGTTGTTATCGCTTCATCGTTCATACCGTCCTCTCCTAAGAAAGAAAAAGAGCCCTTGTTAGGACTCTTCTCCATTTTACCGGTTCGCAAGAGCTTCGTTGATTTTCTCATCGATTTTCTCATCCATTTTCTTCTCGTTTACCCAGTCAGTTACGAGTGTTGCACCCATACCGATCACAGTCGCCAAGATTCCAAGGACTTTAATCAGTTTTCCATTGTTCATAAAGCCATTACCTCCTTTCATAATAGTGGTTGCAAATTTTGCGCATTTGCTATCGATCCTCGAAACAGAACTTGTTCGGCTCCCAAAGAGCGGATATAACACAGCACTCCAGACCGTCGTCCATTTGAGTACGACCGTTTTCAAAATCCAGCCACATGACCCCACCTTCCATGAGTTCATCCATAGACCAACCAATGTCGTCACCGTGTTCGATTTTGTCTATCCCTAAGAACTCATAGAATTCGTTTACGCTTACATTTCCACGTAAACAAAGATTGCGGTTAAGATGGTATTGAGCGTTCAAAACGGCGGCCATTGTCGCTGTGAAATATCTTCTGGAGAACAGGTCGTAGCAAAGGATTCTTTCGCTTTCCAAATCCAGGTCTGAATCGTATACCGAATATCCGTCCGCCGAAACGTACGTATCCTTTGCCATCTGCGCTTTGATCTTCGAGTCGGCGTCTTCGCCGTAAACAACATTTGCTGCTTTTCTGTACTGCTGATAAGATTCGCTCAACATGGCATAAGCGCTCGCCAAAGATGCCTGATTTCGTTTGCTTAAAGCGTTTATCCCGACAATGCAGGTGACGGTTGATAAACCGACCAGCGCTGCCGGAATATAACATTTCCAGGTAAGCTGTACAGTCTCCTTGAACGGCAGTCTTTTAGGTAGATTCTGAATGTCATCGTGATTTGTTCTTCCGTTGGCGCAATATTCTACCGTTGCTTCATCGAGAATAGCAAGAGCCTTTGGAGTTGCCCTGACCGCCAAAACGGTAGTCCCAACAAACCCCGCAACGCTCAAGCAGGTTAAGATAGTGGGCGAGGACCGTTTCAAACACGATGTTGCTCTGCTCAATAGTCCTTTCATTTTTCTCTCCTTTCAGTTAAACAAGAATTGTTCGTACAATACAGGAATTCGGATTTCCCGTTGACGCCAATTCTCTGTTCCAAAGTCGACCCGCATATCGGGCAGGTGGTTGGGATGGGTACGTTGTTGCTCTTTTCGACGTCCTCAAATATTTGAGGAATAATCATGTTCGCCTTGTAAACTTTGATATGATCGCCGATTCCAAGACCGAGCTCTTTCATAATGCTCAGATTGTGTACACTTGCCCGTTTGACAATGGTCCCTTCAAGTTCTACGGGGTCGAATACAGCGATAGGACTGATAAGCCCTGTTTCGGCTCTCGACCAGTCAACTCTTCTCAGAATCGTTGTTTCAAGCTTGTCCGGCCATTTAAAAGCCTTGGCGTATCTCGGGTATTTGCTCGTAGAGCCAAGATTATTGCATATGGACAGGTCGTCATAGACGATAACCAATCCGTCCGTAGGAAACGGAAGCTCCTTAGCAGTTTTTTCTTTTTCATCAATAATTCCCACAAGATTTTTATCATTAACCAAGACCCAGTCAACAGGTTTGAGACCTAGACTGGATATAAACTCCAACCCTTCGGACATTCGGAGACAACCAAGTTCTTTTGCGTTAACCAGGTCAAATGGAATAAACGTAATTCCAAAGGTAGAAGACTTCTTCGAGTCGAGAAGCCTAGCGGCGCCTGAAGCCATGTTCCTGGGGTTTTTATACCGTTTATCGTCCAAAAGAGTCTTGTTAATCGCTTTGAACCGTTCATACGGGATAACGGCCTCGCCGCGAATCACAACATGGCGCTTATCATCAATACGTTTAGGGACGTTGTTGAAGTGCAGCGCATTGTGCGTTATTTCTTCTCCGATACATCCGTCGCCACGTGTAGCAGCGCTTACAAGTTCGCCATTGTCGTAGGTAAGAATGATGGTTAGCCCGTCGCATTTCCAGGAAAGTACCCCAACCTGAGCGCCAAGCCATTCCGCCATGACGGTACGCTCCTTCGTTTTATCGAGAGACAACGAAGGATATTCGTGCGCAACCTTAGGCAGATTTGACATGACCTTATAGCCGACTCGCTGTGTAGGGCTGTTCGGAAGGATTATTCCTGTTACTTGCTCGAGTTTCTTCAGCTTATCGTAGAGATTGTCGAATTCTTTATCCGACATGATTTCGCTTGCGCCGCTGTAATAAGCTTTTGACGCTTTATTCAGTTTGTCGATCAATTCCTCCAGTGTCTTCACGATTTTCTCCTTTCATAAAAATATAGAGCCCATGTTTAGGCTCAAGATTTGGAGAGATAGTACGGGCTGTCATCCGTTTCCTCATCCGCTGTTGTTCCGGTATCTCTCCGGCAGGGCCGCTCTTACATATGAGCTAACCATCTCTCCATAATATAAGCTGCAAATTTCGCGCAGAAAGAAAGAGCCCCTGTTCGGGACTTGATCTCTTAGTCTAAACCAACGGTTTTCAGAATTTTAACGAGTTCGTCTTTTTCAAGTTCGGCATCTACGTCCAGATGAACATGTGCCTTTCCATCGATAACCGTGGCTGTCAGTCCGTTAAGCTGAATATCTACTTCGTATCCAAACTTCTTTCGTAACACCATTTTTATCAATTTCGAGAGCAGCGTTCTCGTGAATTTAGACCCTATCTTCATTTCGTCCATACTCCTTATCTCCTTTCAAATATTGGTTTTCCATAAAAGGAGTTGCAGAAATCGCGCTTAAATATCGCGTCTATCGAAAACCGTCTCCCATCTTTCTTTGGGAATAGGCTTCATCTTCAACGCCCACATAATTTGGCGAATAGTAACGGTAGGGTATAGTCCGTCCGTACACTCGCCGGCACGATTATCAAAATATTCCTTAAAACCCGGGTGCAAGTATAAGTCATCTGTAAGCCAGGAATCGACTTCGCTCCACCAGGTGCTTTTCGTTTCGTCGTCAAAACGCTGCTGTATCACTGCTAACCCCTTTTCGCCTATCGTAAATAGCGTGCAGCTGTTATAAACCGGATGCTCGCAAATATAACGCTCTCCGTACATCGACAGGTAAATTGATGGTTTGTTATAGTGATACCTCATTCTCACACCTCGAAATCTATAAAAATAAAAGAAAGAGCCCTCGTCAGGACTCCTTCTCTTTGCTGATAATCTTAGTCGTCAAATAACTTGCATGACGTTTTGCACTGCGGATATGGACCTCCACATGCCCTGCATCCAGGCGGTAGCGTATCCTCTTCGTTCACCTCGAGTAATTCATCATCTTCGTACTCGTATTCCATCTCATCAATAGTCCATTTACACGCTGGACAGGTGAATATGTCGCATCCGCCTTTAGGGTCTTCCATACGATCCATCAAAGCTCCGCATTGGTTGCAAATAGCGTCACCATCGTTCAGGTATTTCATCAATTCCACACCCTCTGGTCTTATTATTTTTCGGCTCATTTCAATTACCTCCGTTTAATGCGAAGGCGATAACCTAATTGTAGGTTTGCCTTCTGTATTAAGTCAAGAGATAAAAGAGCTCTTTCGCATCTCCTTTCTCATAATAGGCATTGCAGGATTCACGTAGTAAAAACGAAGAGACCATGTTTTATACACGATCTCTTCATTTTGGAACTCTCCAAGTTTATTTTCTTGTCGGCTTAAAACGGTTAAACAACCCTCTAAACGTCGTTGAGGTATAAGTTCCGGTTTCTTCAAACCTGAATCCTCTGCGCATCCAGACAGCATAGAAGATCAGCGGCAATATGAGTCCTGCTGCTTCCACCCCCAATCTAAAGTATCGGTCTTTGACCTGTTCCGCGAGTTGGTCCTTTTTGATCTGTTTGTCGCTTTCACGAGCATCATACTTCTCGCCAAAGTCCCACTCATTCCTGGTTTCCTCGATCCTCAGTTTGTAGAGCTTCACCAGATTATCAACTGCATCTGATTTTTCCTTGCTGTCGGATTCCAGAGAAGATAAAGCTTGAATCTCCGTTTTTATCTCCTCGTCCAACATTTTTCTGATTTCGTCATCCATTTTGCTTCTCCTTTCAATAAATGATTTCAGTTCCATAAGAGGGATTGTTATTTGTGCGGAATGAAGTTTTCGAGCTTGACTTTCAGGATAACGTGTTTCTTGGAAGAAATATCGCTAACACCTTTATCAAGCTCCAAAAACATATAAGGGCCATCCTCTGGATCGGAATGGTCAATGCGTAAGGTGCCGACAAAATAGGCTCGGTATATCGCCGCTGCAATAGCAATTCCCAAAAACATTCCCGCTAAAATAAGAAGCAATTCCATAGTCTTCTCCTTTCAAAAGATTTTCAGAATTTCCAACCCGGGGATTTTTTCACATACTAAGATAGCATGATTTCCGGTTACCCACGTCCTGATTTCTAACCTAGAATAATTGAACAGAAAAGAGGCTGTGTTCGCACGGCCTCTCGTCCATATCTCATTTGAGTGGTGCGAAGTTATCACATTTGTGGAACTTGTCCCAATTCGTCTGTACTGGCATCCCCAAAGTCGTTGCCGGGTCGACATATATGCCATAATAGCAGTCAATAAACCCTCCAGTAACTTCGTTGCAGTAGAAGCATTTCTCGCATGTCCTTTTACAAGCGTAAACTTCCATATCACACTCTCCTTTCATAAAAGCGGGTGCTTTTTTTGCGTAAAAAGAAAGAGCCGTTGTTAGCGGCTCAATCTCTTTAATCAGAATACATGTGAATTGGGAAGCCCTTCCCAGTACGAAGATTATGGAATGTCATAGTTATGCTACCTTGGTCTTCTACTAAATCGACTATCTGTTGTACCTCATCTGATCTACCAAGCCAGTAGACTGCGTATGTTGATACAGCGATCCCGATAATAGTCGCGACAATATGCACCTTTTTTCCATAAAACACTTTCATAAATATTACTCTCCTTTCAAAATATGTCTTCCATAATAGGCATTGTAATTAACGCGAAAAAAGGAAAGAGTCTAAGTTTCCTTAGACCCAATCTTGTTAAGTTGCCATTTCCATGAAATAATCCTTAGTAGGCTCGTCCAATGTTAGCTCCTCCACAAATATTTCTTCTCGTCTATCATTTTTAGAAAGGTGTTCTCTAAGTTGATTTGCTGTGTTGTCAGCTTCAATTATAGAAGAAAACACCCCATAAAAATAATACACTTCAACGAAATTACCTGGATTCACTTCCATATCGGCAACGCCTCTAACTGTGTATACTTTCACAAAATATCACTCCTTTCATAAAAGGAGTTGTAATCATCGCGAATTCTCACCCTCGTAGACAATCTTCTTTCGGAGCTCTGACCAGGTTATGTATCGCTCTTGCTTACAAACAGGGCAATAGAATTTGTTGACCTTTCCGCCAATGTCCACGAGTTCTTTGCTCTCGGCTTCAAGCCGGCTCTGACAATTCGGACAATTGAAACGATAGACCTTCTTAACTGCCACATCCACAATCTTCATATCACTTTCTCTCCTTATTCAGCAGCCAGAAGAAACGTCTGTACAAGCCGTAATAAACGTCTTTGCAACAGGGAATTTCTAATCTAGCTTTCAAATGGTCGTAAGAAACGCCTTCAGTAACGCCCTTCAAAATATAGCCGTACAAATCGGCATCAGTGGCGATCGCGGTCTGCTCAACCATTTGCATCCTGTCGAAGTAAAATTCTCGCGCAGCCACACATCTGAAAGTTGGGTCACTATGCGTATTCGAAAATATCGCCAGTTCAGTCGGACGCCTGCTGAGCCCATCCAAAGCTAGATAAGCTTTCTTCCAGATTGGGTATTGTAAGCAAAAGTGCTTCAGCTCATAGTAGCGGTGTTTTTCGATCCAATACTTGTTCTTTTCGGACAACTCGGGACGTATCGTAGTACCCATCAGCGTTTCTCTCCTTTCCACAAATATCCGGTCTGTTCCCATAAAAGCTTGGGAGAAATATAAAAGTTGATTCGTCCGTACTTCGAATCCATCTCCTCAATGCTTGTTACGAGTTTACCGCGCCTGGTGGCCTTACCGATCGGCAGCCATCCAGATATAATGCCGGCTCTCACCCAGGAAGCATCTTTTCCATAGACTCTTGCTGCCACCATAACTGGCACCGAACCAGGCCTGAATTCATTCTCATCCATTGACTGCTACCTCCTTTCTGAGGCTATTCTAGGATAAGAACGACAATCAGTAAAAACAACCTCGGTGGAAAGAGAATATAAGCAAGCGGTTTACAAGAGAGAGCCGCGCCATCGCTCGAGGCCGAATACGACGCCGGAACGCTCAGATTCGCGCAGAACGGGCCCACCAGCAGGTCATCGCCCCAATCGCCGCCGACAAGCGCATAGAATGTACCGGAATTGTGTTAAAGTATTCGTCCGCTTAAAAGTTGTGTCTTTTGCATGATCCATCTTAACATGGTCATTTCACAAGGGTAGTCTTCATAACCTAAAGTTTCGCAGGTTATCAAACCTTCTAATACGCCCCTTATTACCTCGGTTTCGTATTGCTTGTATGGCAAAATATAATCCGGAAGCTCTCGATGCATAGCTCCACATTTCACGCATTTGAGCCTACGGATTTTCACGCACTTTGACGCTCGCCCCTTTGTCCGTACGATTCTTTGAACTTTATCGTAACACTTTAAAGCCCCGCCGCAACAGGGACATATTAATTCATTATCGCTAATCATATACCAATCTCCATGAAAAAAGTTTAGTGTAGGAGTTGACAATTCCTACACTATGATATATGATTACTAATGACAAATCAAGAGAGGAGAGGGTATAAATGATAGTTAAGTGTCCTGAATGCGAGCTTCAGGTAAGCGATAAAGCTTCATACTGTCCTCACTGCGGGTATCCAATGCAGCCAAATATAAAACCTCGGAAACCACGAAGCAAAAACAATAAGAGGCGAAGGCTGCCAAATGGCTTTGGCCAGATAAGCGAAATAAAAAACCGTAACCTTAGAAACCCTTTTCGGGCAATGGTTACGGTGGGTAAGACTCCAACCGGTCAGCCTATTTGTAAACCACTCAAGCCAGAGTCGTATTTTCCAACTTACAATGATGCTTATGCTGCTTTGGTAGAATATAACAAGAATCCATATGACCTAGAACCGTCTATAACGGCACAGGAGCTTTACGATAAATGGACGGCGGAATACTTTAAGACCATTGGAGAATCCGCTGCAAGGGGAACTGAAGACGCGTGGCGGTACTGTTCCGCCGTTTACACCATGCGGGTTATCGATATACGCGCCCGCCATATTAAAGGATGCATGGAAGAAGGAATAACTAAGGTCAAAGGAAAAGAGAAAACGCCAAGCGCATCAATGAAAAACAAGATCAAAACCTTGTTTAATCAGATGCTTGATTATGCTGTTGAATATGAACTGGTTGACCGAAACTATTCCAGGACTTTCAATCTTTCAGAAGATACCATCAAAGAGATTCGGACAGTCAAGAAAGAACACATTCCTTTTACGGATTCAGAGATGGAGCTTCTTTGGAAATATGTAGAGGATAAGAGGTGTGTTGACGTTCTTCTCATTCAATGCTATTCTGGATGGAGGCCTCAAGAACTCGGTTTAATAGAGCTCAAAGATGTTGATTTGGAGAACTGGATATTCCGAGGTGGTATGAAGACAGACGCCGGGGAAGACCGGGCTGTTCCGATTCATTCACGCATTAAGCATCTTGTCGAAAGAAGATATAAAGAGGCCAAAGAGCTTGGAAGCGAGTATCTATTCAACTATATTGACCAGGATAGCAATCGTAAAAATATAAAGCTGACCTATAGCCGTTACCAAAAAGCATTTGAAAGAATCCGTGACGAATTGAAGCTGAATCCGGATCATAGACCCCACGACGGAAGGAAGCATTTTGTAACTGCGGCTAAAAAGCATGGCGTCGATGAGTACGCTATAAAATATATAGTGGGACATAAAATCTCAGACATCACAGAGAAAGTTTACACGGAACGAGAGTTTCAATGGCTTCGTGAGGAAATTGAAAAAATAAAATGAGATGTAGGAATATGAGTGTAGGAGTGATGTAGGAATAATGTATGAGTTACATACATTTCTTCACTTTTTACCACTCCTAACCGCCTCTTAAATCCGCGTGATTACTGGGTTTTTGAGGGTTTGCACGTATGGGCAGTTTCTACTGTATAAGTGAAAGGGTTTTTAGACCACAGTTCCAGACAAACCGGAAAGGGGGGTCAAACAATATGTACGATACCGCAAGACGGGTCGCACTCGTCAAGCAGCGGGTGCGGGAAAACACCCGCCGGAGACAGCGGCGCGAGGCAATAAGCCTCTCCGCTTTCTGCCTGATGTTATTCACGGCACTTGCCGGGGCGGCGGACGCACTTATAGTGCGGGGACAGACCGCCGCGTGGGGCGTGTTCGGCGCGATGCTGCTACGGGAGGACGCGGGCGGCTATGTGCTGGTGGCCGTTGTCTCCTTTGCCGCGGCGGCGGCGATCACCGCGCTGTGCATCCGGCTTAGAAACAGAGAAAACCAGAAAAAAGACGGGGCGGACAATCCGAACCGACACGAACAGGAGGAGAAAAGCCAATGAAGAAACGAATACTTAGCATCCTGCTGCTATGCTGCATGGTGCTGACGCTGCTGCCGACAGCGGCCTTTGCTGCGGGTGAAATCGACGAGCAGTTCACCCTTGCCCCCGGCGGCACCTATTACTTTGACCTCTCGGCAATGGGCATCCCCGGCACGGTGAACGATGCTCTGCCGGACAAAACAATGCGCTATGTGCCCTTTACCTATGCCGGGACAGTGGCTGCCTACAAGCTCACGTCGGAGATGGCAACCACAGAGGAGTATGCAGCGCAGAACAAATTTGCCCACAGCCTGTTTATGGCGGACTATGCCGTAGCGCATACGGTAAGCTGGAATGACCTGAACACCGCAGACCTGATTTTCGGCAAGGACTGCGCAGCCGGCGGCGTGGAATATATGCTGCGTGCGCCGTCCGTGGGAAGTGGTAGTACAGGCTCGGGCGAGTCCAAACGCGGCACGCCTCAAAGCAACGAATGGGACAGAATACTGGATAAGAACGACGGATATATCAAAAACTGGAGCGGGATTTATTCGTGGGGGCAGGATACTTCGAGCTCTTCGTGGACGATCCGTGTGAACCGTGGGGCTATTTCGGCCCGCTTCTGGACCGGCAGCAGGCCCGCGAATTCCCGCCAGACTCTCGGTTTCCGCCCCGTCCTTGAAATCCTGAACCCCGGCACACTGGGCTCTGACGGACTGAAGGCCGTTACCCTTGACCTTGGCGGCGGCAAGTTGGGTAATAGCTTCAAGGATATTCAAATCATTGTAAAAAGCGGCGATGCATTTACCGCGCCCAGTGGCGAAGGTCTGACCCGCCCCGACGGAAATATCGGCAGCTACTTTAAGTGGCTTGGCAGCGATGGCGAGCTCTACGCTCCGGGCGAAAGTGTCCCAGCGGTCGTAACCAAGCTGTCGGCGCAGTTTAGTCTCCCAGAGCAGTTCACCCTTACTCCAGGCAGCACCTATTATTTTGACCTCTCCGGCGTGGGCATTCCCGGCACGGCGAACGGCAGCCTGCCGGATGCGTCGCTGCACTATGTTCCCTTTACCTACGCCGGGACAGTGGACGCCTACAAGCTCACATCAGAGATGGTAACCACCGAGGAGTATGCAGAGCAAAACCAATATCCCCACAGCCTGTTTGTGGCGGACTTTGCCGTAACGCATACGGTAAATTGGAATGCCTTAAACGATGCGAGTCTGATTTTTGGCAAGAACTACGCAGCCGGCGGCGTGGACTATATGCTGCGTGCGCCGTCTGCGGGAAGTGATAGTACAGGCTCGGGCGATTCAGAACACGGCACGCCCCAAAGCAACGAATGGGACAGGATACTGGACAAGAACGGCGGATATATCAAAAACTGGGTCGAGATGTTTTCGTGGGGGCAGGATACTGCGAGTGAAGACGCATCGTTCCGTGCGGTTCGCGGATACTTTTCAGCCCTCTACTGGATCAGCTACGCTACTACGGATTCCGCCCCGAACCTCGGTTTCAGCCCCGTCCTTGAGGTCCTGAACCCCGGCACGCTGGGCTCTGACGGGCTGAAGGTCGTTACTCTCGACCTTGGCGGCGGGAAATTGGGCAGCAACTCGGATCATATCCAGATCATCGTAAAAAAAGGCGAGAGCTTTACCGCACCTGCCTCCAATGGCCTGACCCGCCCGGACGGGAATACCGGCAGCTACTTTAAGTGGCTTGGCAGCGATGGCAAGCTCTACGTACCGGGTGGCAGCGTCCCAGCAAACGTGAACAAGCTGACGGCGCAGTTTGATTACACAGAGCAGTTCACCCTCGATCCCGGCGGCACGTATTACTTTGACCTCTCCGGCGTGAACATTCCCGGCACGGTGAACGACGCTCTGCCGGACAAAACAATGCACTATGTTCCCTTTACCTACGCCGGGACAGTGGACGCCTACAAGCTCACATCAGAGATGGTAACCACCGAGGAGTATGCAGCGCAGAACAAATTTGCCCACAGCCTGTTTATGGCGGACTATGCCGTAGCGCATACGGTAAGCTGGAATGACCTGAACACCGCAGACCTGATTTTCGGCAAGGACTGCGCAGCCGGCGGCGTGGAATATATGCTGCGTGCGCCGTCCGTGGGAAGTGGTGGTACAGGCTGGGCTGATTTAGAACGCGCCACGCCCCAAAGCAACGAATGGGACAAGATACTGGACAAATACGACGGATATATCAAAAACTGGAGTTGGATGCATTCGTGGGGGCAGGATACTGAAAGCATTCTGCCGTCGTACCGTGCGCTCCGTGGGTACTATTCGGCCCGCCGCTGGTACTACTACTATGCTACGTACTCCTACTCGAACGTCGGTTTCCGCCCTGTCCTTGAAGTCCTGAACCCCGGCACACTGGGCTCTGACGGGCTGAAAGCCGTTACCCTCGACCTTGGCGGCGGCAAACTGGGTAACAGTTCCGAAGATATTCAAATTATCGTGAAAAACGGTAAGAGCTTTACCGCGCCTGCGTCCGAAGGTCTGACCCGCCCGGACGGAAATACAGGCAACTACTTTAAGTGGCGTGGCAGTGACGGTGAGCTCTACGCTCCGGACGATAACGTTCCGGCGGACGTAACCAAGCTGACGGCGCAGTTTGATGAGCAGTTTACCCTCGCTCCCGGTGGCACCTATTACTTTGACCTCTCCGGCGTGAGCATTCCCGGCACGGCAGATGACGCACTACCGGACAAAACAATGCACTATGTTCCCTTTACCTATGCCGGGACAGTGGACGCCTACAAGCTCACCTCTGCGATGGCAGCCACCGATGAGTACGCAGAGACGAACAAATATGCACACAGCCTGTTTGTGGCGGACTATACCGTAACGCATACGGTAAGCTGGGATGAGCTGAATGCCGGAAGGCTGATTTTCGGCAGGGACTACGCCGCCGGCGGCGTGGACTATATACTGCGCGCACCGTCCGTGGGGAGTGGTAGGATAGGCTCGGCTGAGTCCCAGCGTGGCACGCCCCCAAGCAACGAATGGGACAGGATACTGGACAAGAACGACGGATATATCAAAAACTGGTTCGGGATGTATTCCTGGGGGCAAGATACGTTAAGCACTTCGGCGTCGGACCGTGCGGCTCGCGGTTATTTCCCGCCCGGCGGCTGGAGTTCCGCACCTGCTTCGCACCAGAACGCTGTTGCCGGTTTCCGTCCCGTCCTTGAAGTCCTGAACGCCGGCTCACTGGGCTCTGACGGGCTGAAAGCCGTTACCCTCGATCTTGGCGGCGGCAAGCTGGGTAATAGCTCTGAGGATATTCAAATCATTGTGAAAAGCGGCGAGAGCTTTGCCGCGCCTGCGTCCGACGGCCTGACCCGCCCCGACGGAAATACCGACAACTACTTTAAGTGGCTTGGCAGCGATGGCGAGCTCTACGAACCGGGAGATAACGTTTCGGCGGATGTAACCAAGCTGACGGCACAGTTTGCTCCCAGCAGCCATAGCGTGACCATCACCACGTCCAGCCTGCCGGATGGCAAGGTGGGCGAGGCTTACAGCCAGACCCTGACCGCCAACGGCACTACGCCCATCAAATGGAGCATTAGCGGCGGCGCTCTGCCCGATGGCCTGAGCCTGAACAAGGACACCGGCAAGATCAGCGGCACTCCCACTGCGGATGGCACCGCCAAATTCACCGTCAAGGCGGAAAACAGCGCGGGCAGCGATACAAAGGAGCTGTCTATTACGATAGCCAAGGCCGCGCCTGCCGAGTATACCATCACCGTGACCACAGAGGGCGGCGGAACGGCTTCTGCATCTTCTGCAAAAGCCGTGGTCGGCACGGAGATTCGCCTGACCGCCAAGCCTGACGAAGGCTACCGCTTCAAGGAGTGGGAGGTCATGAGCGGCAATGTGACTATCAAAGACGATAAGTTCACCATGCCGAGCGCCAACGTGGAGGTCAAGGCTGTCTTCGAGAAGGACGCGCCTGCGCCCACCGAGTTCATCGTCACCGTGACCAGCGGAGGCAACGGAACGGCTTCCGCATCTCCCGCAAAGGCTGCGGCCGGTACGGAGATCACCCTGACTGCCACGCCAAACACCGGCTACCACTTCAAGGAGTGGCAGGTCATCAGCGGCAATGTGACCATCAAGGACGATAAGTTCCTCATGCCGGACAGCAATGTAGAGGTCAAAGCAATCTTCGAGGAGGACGCGCCTCCCGTGCCCACCGATCCCGCAAAGCCCAACATCAGCGTAACGGGAACATATACCTATAACGGCTCTGTGCATACCGCGACCGTGAGCGGCTATGATCCCGCCACAATGGACATCTCCGGCAACACCGCCACGGACGCGGGCGATTACACCGTTCGCGTCACATCCAAGACCGGCAAATGGGCGGACGGCAGCACCGATGCCGTGACCGCGGCGTGGAGCATCGGCAAAGCCACGCAGGAAGCGCCTAACGGCTTGATCGGTGTCGCGCCCACTACCGAGGGCGGCAGCGACGGCAAGATCACCGGCGTGGATGCAACGATGGAATACCGTGCGGAGAGCGAAACTATCTACACCGCCTGCACCGGTATCGAGATTGAAAACCTGTCCGCTGGTAATTACTTCGTTCGCTATGCGGAGGATAACAACCACTTTGCCAGCCCCGATGCGGAGGTCACGGTGGGTGAAGGAAAGCCGCTCGCAGACTTTACTATCACCTTCAACGGCAACGGCGGCAGCGGCAGCATGGAGCCTGTTACCGTCAAGGCAGGGACAAATTACATCCTGCCCGCCTGCGGCTTCACCGCTCCCGCCGATCAGGAGTTCAAGGCTTGGGAGATCGGCGGCGCGGAGTACAAGGTAGGCGATTCCTACACAGTGGACAGGGATACCGAAATCAAGGCGCTGTGGGAAAACAGCGTTATTACCCCCACCACCTACACCGTCACCGTCGGTAATGACGGAAACGGCACTGGCACCGCAACTCCTTCCACCGCTGCGACCGGCACGGAGATCACCCTGACCGCCACGCCCAAAGAGGGCTACCACTTCAAGGAGTGGCAGGTCATCAGCGGCGGCGTGACCATCAAGGACAATAAGTTCCTCATGCCGAGCGCCAACGTGGAGGTCAGGGCCATCTTTGAGAAGGACGCACCGCCTGTGCCCACCGAGTTCACCATCACCGTGAAAACGGACGGCAACGGCACGGCTTCCGCATCTCATGCAAAAGCTGTGGTCGGAACGGAGATTCGCCTGACCGCCACGCCCAAAGAGGGCTACCACTTCAAGGAGTGGCAGGTCATCAGCGGCAATGTGACTATCAAGGACAATAAGTTCACCATGCCGGACGGCAATGTGGAGGTCAAAGCAATCTTTGAGAAGGACGCACCCCCTGCACCCACCGAGTTTACCATCACCGTGAAAACGGACGGAAACGGAACGGCTTCCGCCTCTCACGCAAAAGCTGTTGTCGGCACAGAAATCATCCTGACCGCTACGCCCAAAACCGGCTACCACTTCAAGGAGTGGCAGGTCATCAGCGGCGGCGTGACCATCAAGGACGACAAGTTCACCATGCCGAGTGCCAACGTGGAGGTCAAGGCCATCTTCGAGAAGGACACCGGCGGCGGTGGCGGCGGCTACAATCCGCCCGTCACCTACTACACGCTGCGCTTTGAAACAGGCGGAGGCAGTGATATTCCCAGCGTGCAGGGAACGTACAATACCTACATTGACCTGACAAAGTACTTCCCGACCTGGCGCGGCCACACCTTTATCGGCTGGTACAGCGAACGCAGCCTGATGAACAAGGTTTCTGGCGTTTATTTGACGAAGGATATGACCGTGTATGCAGGCTGGCGCGTGGACGAAAATCCGGGTACAGGCGCGAATCCCTTTACCGATGTTTCTGAAAAGGACTGGTTCTACGGCGATGTGATGTTCGTCTACGAAAACGGCCTGATGCTCGGCACGAGCAAGACCCTGTTCAGTCCGTATGGGACGGCGACGCGCGGCATGATGGCGACCATTCTCTGGCGCATGGAGGGCAGCCCCGCGCCGAAGGGCAAAAACAGCTTTACCGATGTGGAGGCCGGAAAGTGGTACGCTGACGCGATCACATGGACGGCGGAGAACGGCATTTTCGCGGGCTACGGCAAAGACAAATTCGGCCCGGACGATCCCATCACCCGCGAACAGCTTGCAGCCATCTTCTACCGCTACGCAGACTACAAGGGCTACGATCTGACCGTCAAGGGAAATCTGGACAAGTTCAAGGATGCGGACAAGATCACGGATTACGCAAAGACGGCGATGCAATGGGCGGTCGGCAGCGGTCTTGTGAAGGGAAAATCCGGCAATCTGCTTGACCCGCAGGGCACGGCGACCCGCGCTGAGATCGCCGCCATGCTCCACCGCTTCATTGAGAAGTATGAGCTGGTGCAGGGCAAGGCTCCCGGCGGCCTGATGGGCTGGATAGACCCAAAGCGGCTGCAAATCCCAAAGACCGGCGACAGCAGCGTGTTAGGCTTGTGGGGGTTCTCCCTCTGTACATCTCTTGCCGGATGCCTTGCGCTGACCACATGGCAGATCAGGCGGCGGCGTGAGGAAGAAGCGCTGCAAATCATCGAAAAGTAAACAGGTTCACCTTTAGGGGCGCGGGCAAATAGCCCCGCGCCCCTTTTCGGTTTCATTCGTCAGGAAAGGCGGTTGCTCTTTTGAACAACCGCCTTTCGCCATTTCTATCCGATTTGAGCAGAAAGGAAATCAGTCTATGACAAAAGAGTACAGGAGGTGTCGCTGATGCGGCTTGCCGCCGCACAAATCGCATAACCGGACTAATACGGCATGAAAGCAGTTTTCTGCACCCGCCTGCCCTTTCTGCTGTTTCATTGCGCCTATTGAGCACCTATGAAGGTTTTGAAGCCTTTATAGGTGCTTTTTGTCATCCACGGCACTTCTTCGCCGTGGGCTGCCGCTCCCCGCCGCCCTTCGTTTGGATTCGACCGCAACACCGAACAAAAACATCCAAACGGAGGAATACAACATGACAACGATCAACCTGCGGGAGCTTTACCCGTGGTACACCGAGGATGCCTTTATCGAGGTTTCCGATGAAGTAGCCGCGTTCCTTGAAGAAGATAAGCGGCTTCAGATCAACTACGCGCAGTACATCCGCGACAACAGGGCATTCTACTCGCTGGACGCAGGCGACGGCATCGAGGCGGAGGCGCTGAATCTGCCGGAGCAGCCGGACGAGGCGCTGGAGCGCATGGAGCTGGAGCGACTGCTACAAGAAGCTCTGGCACAGCTCACGCCCGCACAGCGGCGGCGTGTCCTTGCTCATTTCGTTGAAGGACGATCCCAGCTTGAAATTGCGGCCAGCGAAGGTGTTGTTAAAAGCACAGTTTCGGAAGCGATTTCACGCGGACGGAAAAATCTCAGGAATTTTCTCAAAAAGTTTCGCTAACACCCCGAACTTTTGCCCGTTTTTTCTTGAGGTATATGAGAGGGATATTCTTCTTTCTCGCCTCTGCTCCTTGACAACCGCATAGACACCGGTATCAGCACAGACCCCGCGCGGCTGAAAAGCCAAGCGACAAAAGGCGCGCCGCCATGACGACAGACCTCCCGCCCTTCGGGACGGGCGGCTGTCCGAGCGATCTACGCGGCCTTTGACCCAATGCGTGGCAGCATCGGGCGCGACGACAGCGCGGGCGATACGCAACCCCAGCTACGGCCTCCCACTGACTTGAGGGGGATTCCTGCGGCGCTCGTGAGCCTTACAAGTCACGGCGCTGCGGGAATGGGACAGCCTTGCCAAAGGCGACTGATGCCGGTCCCAGAGGCGATATACGCCTCGCGCCGGGGGCTGTGACAAATACGGCGGAACAAAACTACACGACACAACATACGCAGACAGCCGTGCCGGTGCAGCATCATGCAGCATGACGGCAATCCTCCCGGCGCGGCTGCTCTGCCGGAACGAATACGAATAAGTCCCGCTGTCATATCGTGGCAGCGGGACTTATAGGATAAATCGGAGGTGCGTTTATGCAGAAGCAAGCCATCCCCAAAGAGCCGGTCGCCTCTTATAAGGAGGTCAGGATCGGCAAGACCCTCTATCGCGTGACAAGCGTGTTTTCCGGCGAAAAGGACCTTGGCAGGACGCTGGAGCAGCTTGCGGTGCGCCGCGCCATGACAGAGCTGGACGCTCCCGCGGCCGCACAGCCCTGTCACGCATCGTAACAGACAATCAGCCTCCCTGCGGCGGCATCCTTGCGCGAAAATGGTATCCCCGGTATCATATTCTTGCAGGGAAAACCTGCGAGAGCCATCACGCCGCACGGATGTATGAATCGCAGAGAATCGGGAGGTAAAATACAGATGATCGAAAAGACATACAACGTAGGTATCTATTGCAGGCTCAGCAACGACGATGAGCGTGACGGGGAGTCCGTATCCATTGAAAATCAGAAGCTCCTGCTGCAAAGCTATGTGCGTCAGCGGGGCTGGAACGAGATCGCGGTGTACTGTGACGACGGGTACTCAGGTACGAATTTCGACAGACCCGGCGTCAAACGCCTCATCGAAGATGCAAAAGCCAAAAAAATCAACCTCATTCTGGTAAAAGACCTATCGCGCTTTGGGCGTAACTACATCGAGTTCGGACAGTACACGGACTACCTGTTCCCCTCGCTGGGCTGCCGTTTTATCGCGCTGAACAACGGCATCGACACCATGAGTGACAACGGCAGCACCGACGTTATGTGCTTCTTGAACTTATTTAACGAGTTTTACAGCCGGGACACCTCCAAGAAGGTCAAGGCGGTCAAAAGAGCCTGCGCGGAAAGCGGCAAGTTCATGGGAACCTACCCCGCCTACGGCTACAAGCGCGACCCGGAGGATAAGCACCACCTTGTCATCGACGAGGAAACCGCACCCATGGTGCGCCGCATCTTCGCCATGCGCGCCGCCGGCATGGGCTTCCGTGCCATCGCCGTCACGCTCAACGAGGAGGGCGTTCTGCCGCCCGGTGCGCTCTACTATCAGCGCAAGGGGCGTAGCGACCCGCGCAACGTCAACCACAAATGGGCGGAAACCACCGTAAAAGCCCTCATCCGCAGCGAGGTCTACATCGGGAACATGGTGCAGGGCAAAACCGGCACGCTGTCCTACAAGTCCAGAAAGCTCATCAACAAGCCGGAGGAGGAATGGATACGGGTGGAGGGAACCCACGAACCCATCATCTCCCGAGAGGTCTGGGATACCGTGGTCAGCATCGACAAAAAGAAGGTGCGCAAGACGCCGCCCACGGACGGCATCCGCAGCATCTTCACCGGTCTTGTCTACTGCGCAGACTGCGGCTTCAAGATGCGCAACCACATCGAGCGCTTCACCTATAAGGACGGAACGCCGGGGCGGTACAGCTCCTTTATCTGCGGCAACTATGCCAGAAGCGGCAAAAGCGCCTGCACCATCCACTCCATCTATGAGAATGTGCTGGAGGAGCTGGTGCTGACGGACATCCGGGAAAAGGCGCGCTTCGTCGAGTGCGACGGCGAGCGCCTTGCCGAGCAGATCAGCCGTATGAAGGAAAAGGAAAGCCGCAGCCGCGTCATCTCCTATGAGCAGGAGCTGAAAGCGGCAGCGGCGCGTATGGCGGAGCTGGAACGGCTGATGCAGAATCTCTATGAGGACAAATGCACCGGCACCATCCCCCAGACGGTCTTTCAGACGCTCATGCGGAAATACGAAACCGAACGGGCGGAAAAAGCCGCCGCCATACCGGAGCTGGAGCAGAAGGTCAGAGCGCAGCTTGAGAACCGGCAGGACGCAAACCGCTGGATGGAGGTCATCCGCCGCTACACCGAGATCACGGCGCTGGACGAAAGCATCCTCTTTGAGCTGGTGGATCGCATCGAGGTGGGCGAGGCGCGGAAGGTCAACGGACAGCGCATCTGCGACGTCAAGGTGGTCTACCGCTACGTCGGCAGCGTGGACGACGCGCTGGCACAGGAGAGGCTGGAAGCGTATGAAAAAGCTATATAAGGTCGGCATCTATTGCCGGTTGAGCGTGGACGACGCCTCCAACTCCGCCAAGGCGAAAAACTATATCCCCGCTGATGAATCCGTCAGCATCGAGAATCAATATAAACTGCTTTCCAAATTCGTAATGCTCAACGGCTGGACGGAGGTCAAGTCCTACTCGGACGACGGTTATAGCGGTGGAAATTTTCAGCGTCCCGGATTTCTGGAGATGCTGGAGGATGCGCGGCACGGCCTTATCAACCTGATCCTTGTGAAAGACCTATCACGGCTGGGCCGTGATTTTGTGGAGGTCGGGCGCTATACCGACGTTATTTTCCCCTCGTTGGGCTGCCGCTTCGTATCCGTCCTTGACTGCCTCGACACCGAGGGCGACAACACAGATATGCTGCACTTCCGCAGTCTGATGAACGACTACCATTTGAAAGACCTCTCCAATAAGGTAAAATCTGTCCTTCACGCCAAAATGCGCAGCGGCCAGTATATCGCCGCCTACGCGCCCTACGGCTACCGCAAGAGCGATGAGGACAGACATCGGCTGGTGATTGACGAGGAAGCAGCCGCCGTGGTGCGCCGGATGTTTGAGCTGCGGCGGGCAGGCATGGCCTACGGCAAGATCGCCGCCGTGCTGAACAGCGAGGGCATTTTGTCCCCACGCTGGTATTGGGCAAAGCTGTACGGCAACGGCTCCTGCAAGTACGCGAACCTTTGGATGTACGCCACGGTGAAGAACATACTGACAAACGAAGTCTACACCGGAAATCTTATTCAGAATCAGACCGGCTCGCGCTCCTATAAGGACGACACCATGATCTATAAGCCGGAATCCGAGTGGATACGGCATGAGGCTTTGCATGAAGCCATCATCTCGCCGGAGGTGTGGAATGAAGTGCAGGCCATCAACCGGGAAAGGACGCGGCTCTCGGCGGACAACGCCCCGCCGAAGCCCTTCCTGTTCACCGGCAAGCTCGTCTGCGCCGACTGCAAAGCCCCCCTTCAGGGCAACCGGGAGACGCAGCGCCGCAAGAACGGCACGTCCAAAAAGTACGTTTCCTATTTCTGCTCCCGTTATACGGCCTCCGGCTACGGCGCGTGTTCCCGGCACACCATCTATGAGATGACGCTGACGGAGCTTGTATTGAGCGAGATTCGCGCCCATGCCGAGGCGCTGGAACTGGACGAAGCTGCCATGCTGGACAGGCTGCAAGCGCAGCGCACCGCCGCAGACGCAGAACGTCTGGAAAGCGTCCGGCAGGAGATTGGGAAGCTGCGCCGCCGCGTCTATGAGCTGGAGCAAATGACCGCCAAGCTCTATGAGGACAAGGTTTGCGGCAGCATCAGCGCAGCGTCCTTCGCTGTACTGCTTGAAAAGACCGAGCAGGAGCGTCGCCAGCGAACCGACCGGCTGGATACGCTTCTTGCGGAAGTCAGGGAGTATGAGCAGAGCGCCGCCGACATTCAAAGCTGGGCGGCAGTTGTCCGAAAGCACCTGCATATTCGGGAGCTTGACCGTGAAACGGTGGACGAGCTGATCGACCGCATTGAGGTCGGAGAAAAAACCGTTGTTGACGGAAAAAACGTCCGTGACATCAAAATCTATTACCGCTTTGTCGGCAATATCTGAATGGAGGTCAGATCATGGATAGCAATAAAAGCAAGCGTGTGGTAGTATATTGCCGGGTAGCGACACAGGCGCAGCTTGACGGCGACCACACGCTGGAAGCACAAAGCGCCCGGCTGCATGAGCAGGCCGAGCGGCTGGGTTATGAAATTGTGGGAAAAGTCAGCGAGTATGAAAAAGGAACTTCGCTTGACCGCGACGGCTGGAAAAGGGCTTGTCAGAAGGCGGTGGAGCAAAAGGCGGACATCCTCCTTGTTGCCGATCTTACACGGATAGCGCGCGATCCGATCCTTTGGATGCAGGCTTTGCGCGAGTTAAGCGGCAAGGGCGTTTGGATTCAGTCCGCGGCTGAACCGGATGCGTTTCGGGTAGATCCCCTTTTTCACCTATGGCTACCGCCTGGAATCCAATGGCAGCTTGCACTCCATGAACTATGGAAAACTTACCGCAGGAACAACGAAAACAGCGATTGATACAGCAAAACCGTCTGAAAAGGGAGAAATCATTACTTACCTTTCCCGAATGGGAGATGTTCTTGAACAGGTTGCGGATTGCGGCAAAGCCCTCTCCGTCCCCGCGCTGGCTGTCCACGCCGTCGTTGACGGCAATGAACCGCACATCGTAGCTGGGGAAGATGATGTCGGTGTACTGGCCTACGGTCAGATAATCACGACCAAAGCGGGATAGGTCTTTGCAAAGCCAGCAGCCCACCAATCCCTGCTTTACCAGTTCAAAGCCCTCCTGTACGCCGGGGCGCTGAAAGTTCGTGCCGGTGTAGCCGTCGTCCACCAGAATTTTCAGGTTTGTGTAGCCATGATCCTGTGCGTATTTGGTTAAAAGCTCGCGTTGATTCTGTATCGAATTCGACTCGCCTTCCAATTTATCCTCATTGCTGAGGCGGCAGTAGAGTATCGTAATTTTTTGCTGATCCGTCATAACGTCCTCCTTCACGTTCGGGTCAGCCGACAGAATCGGTGTGCTTATATTTATAGTACCATAGTTTTGCGTCGTTGTCATTAACAAGCCACCTCCCGGTCAGAAAAAATGAGCCGTTTTACCTTGGCGGTAAGCGGCTCAGTTCCGTCACAGACGGTTTCAATGGTGTACCATGTGTTTCCGATCTTGCGCTCCACAGTCTTGCAGAAGGGGCTTCGCTTGTTCCAATAGGCCTCGCACTCCTGCAAAAAGGATTCCGGCGGCTCAAAGACCGGATCAAAGCAGCTCTCATAGTCAAAGACTTTACAAAGCTCAAAGACCAAATCGTCTTTCGCCTCCATCACGGCACGGTTGATTTCATCAATGCTGATGATTTTTCCCATATATGATTCCTTTCTCATAATTCTATTTCGTTTTTGCGGCTGCGCAGTTGTGTCTGCTGCCGCTCCTGCTCATGCTGTACTTCATAAATGTTGTAGTGAATGGCCCAGAGCTTTTTGACGTCGGCGTAAAGCGGCGAAAGCTCTGTCTGAATGTCCTTATACTCCTGCTCCAGACGCTCACGCTCCCTGCGCCATACTGTGATGGGCAGCTTGCCATCCTTGAAATACGGTTTCAATTTACGCTCCGCCATGTAGAATGTCCGCAGCGAATCGTCATGCTCCGACTTGTATTTCTGTCGGGATTTTTCAAAACGGATGCTTCCCAGCTTATCCGCAACCGGTTTTCCATCGATATAATACTGTGTCATGCGCAGAAGATCGTCTACCTCCTTGATACGGGATTGCTTTTCCCCGGCAGACGCTTTCATTGCGTTGATGCTGTTCTTCATGGAATGCAGCGCGGCATCCAGATCATCGGTGGTAAAAAGCTGCTTCTCCTGCAAAAAGCGGAACGCATCCGCATACCGCTGTAAGTTGGCTGTCTTGGCCTTTGTGCTGTATGCGCCCTTGTTGCGGTTATTGTAATAGGTCATCAGCAGATCGTTCAGCATGGGCGGCTGCGGCTTGGAGAGTTCTTCCTTGACCGCTTTCAGCCATTCCAGCAAAGAGGCAATTTTATTCTTTGCTTCCCGCAGCATGGCGTTGGTTTTGCGAACCCAGCGGTTGAAGTCGCCCTTATCGGTGCGGATGCCCTTCGCTTCCATTGCTCGGACAGACGGTCCCTCGTGGACGGTAGGGATCTGTTCAATGCCTTGTCGTTCATAGCTGCGGTGGTCGATCTGGCAATCCAAACTTTTCTCCGCAAACTTCGCGTTGCACAGATCAGCCCACGCCTGCCGCCAATGCTCCAAGGTTTCAGGGCTGCCCCAATCGGTGGTCGGCACAGCGTTGAATACATAGTTGCCTGCCTCATCCCGGATGCGCTCACCATGCTCGTCCAGCACATATTCCCGCCGCTGCTTGTTGCCCCATCTGCCGTGTTCGTCCAAAGGGCGAATGGGACACATGACATGAAAGTGCGGATTGGAAATGCCGACGTCCGCCTTGTCGGGAGAATGAACAGCAAAGTCCACCACCATTCCTCGGCTCACAAAGTTCTCCAACAAAAATTGCCTTGCCAGAGCGATGTTCTCCTGCATGGAAAACTCGTTCTGCAAGGCAATGTCAAAGCTGTACGCAAGCTGCGCTTTCTTTCCGCGTTCGGCTTTCTCCACCGCGTTCCAGAGGGTTTCACGGTCTGCATACTCCGATGGCGCATGAGAGGGCAACAGGATTTCAGAGCAGATCACGCCGCCCTTGCGGGTGTAGTCGCTGATCTCACCGTAGTATTCGCTGTGCAGCTTTTCCCCGGCACGGTAGGCGGCAGACGCCACAGCGGACTGTCCCGCACTGCGCTTGATCTGGGTTACATGAAAATGGAATAACGCGATACTCAGCACCCCTCTTTCTGTTCAGCCCGGTTGTGTTCGTTGACCGCTTCCATGAGCAGGCCCTTGACCTCCGGCAGGTCAAAGACCTTTTCGGCAAAGGCGTAAAACTCAGCGCGTGTCAACAGCTTCGTCAGCGGGGCAATGCTTTCCATATCTGCGCTGCGAACGATCAGGTTGTGTGCGCGTTTGGTTCGGTCGCCGCGCTCATAGTAGGCAATGCGGTTTTCCAGACGCTGCTTCTTGTGCTGCTCCTGTGTAAGCTGCTGCTCAATTTTTTCTTTCTCGGCATTCAGCTCGGCAAGGGTTTTCTGTTTTGGCATTGTGTGACCTCCTTCAAAATTAGTGAAATAGTTGTTCAGACTTTGCGGCGGAAATTGTCTGCGTCAGCAGATGGTTTCCACCGCGAAGTGCGCTGGGATAGCTGCGTAGGCAGCGCAAGGGAGGCACTCCCTTGTACGGAACGAAGTGACGCAAAACAGCCATGATACTCAGGTATCTGGGCTGTCTGCCTCGCAGAGCGCACATACTCCCGTCAGGAGAGTATAGAAGTGCGCCCTTAGTCCCGGTGGGACTTTCGGGATATTCTCGGATCGTCAGTTTTTCTTTCGCTGCCAAACAATCTCGTAGCCCAGCGCGTCGGCAAGCTGGACAGCCTCGACATAGCGCAGGGATTCCCGCTGGAGCTTATTGGACAGGTTAGAAACGCTGTCAGACCAGCCGTGTTCGTCCCGCAGCAGATCGACAACCTCCTGCATGGTCATGCCCTGACGAACGATGTACGACTTGATCTCATTTCTCAGATTGGATTTCATCAACTTTTTGCCTCCATATTTTCGTGAAATTGTTTTTTGAGTAAGTGAACTGTGTGCGCGTTGCAGTGAAAAATCTGCCGTGCCGCAAATCCGCTCAGATTTCCGCCCGTGATGCCCTGTTCATACCAGCACCCTACCGGCTTCATCGTTCTGTGTGAGAGCATACGAAACGGGAAGAAACACCGCAGTCCGGTGCAGCGGCTTCACGCTTCGGTAAATCACCGGATGGTGCAGTGCGTTCGACCTGCGGCGAAAACCTTCACGGATTTCACAAGGATTGATAGAGAAACGCCTGTTTTGGCGTCCCGTCGGCACGCTGTACATAGGAGAATTACGGTATTTTGCTGTGTACATACGTACCGGCGGTGCAGGGCAGGCAGCATTTCACGGCATGGACGGATTTGTTCACGATCGGGTGCGCGTCAGCTTTCCAGTACATACGTACATAGCGATTTGCCCCAATTCTCAGATATATGGGGACTGATCAGCGGCTCAATGCCGAGATACCCCCACACTCTGCGCCCGGTGGCGTTCGTGACGGTATTCGTATGCTCCAGATTGTACGTTTTCAGATTCCGCATCAGAAAATCGCTGAACGAGCGCTGCCGGATGGGTGTCAGCCCATTCTCATCGCACCAGATTCCATAAATGGCATACAGTTCCTTGGAGGTGACAGACATATCCGCCTTCAGCCGGATATAGCCAGTGGACTCCATAAAGTCGATGGCATTGTTGGCGTCACGCTTGACGTACTCCCGATTGTTCAGCGTCCGGGGGCTTTCCGTAAATCGGAAGCTGTTTGCCGCAAGCCGCTGCAAACCCTCAAACGCCCAGAGAAAAATGCCCTCGACCTCTCGCTTCATCTTCTCGGCAATGTCAGGATCGTCCACACGATCAGCAGGCTTCTCTTTTGTGGTCAGGATCAGTTGACGGCGGTAAAAGCCGTTGCTGCGGTCGTAGAGGGATTGCAGATCGCCATTGGAAAATGCCAGCAGCCGGGCATACATCCACCCCTGATAGCTCTGGACACTTTTGCGTTCCAGATCCATCTTGCCCTGTGCGGTAACGATGGATTTGACATAGTTGGTCTGCTTCAGAGCCTCCATTTTCATATCGTCATCCACAAGAAGGTGAATGTGCTCCAGATCGGCGCGGGCAAACCGGTTATCGGAGATTTTTGCAATGCTGCCGTCCTTCATATTGCAGCCAAACAGCCGCGCCAGCACGGGACCGATCTGCGATTTTCCTTCGCCGCCCTCGCCCTTGAGGATCATCATGCGCTGCCCCTTGGTGCTGGGAATGAGGCAATAGCCGATATACTCCTGAAAGGTGGGAATGTCCTCCGGGTAGAGCAGATCGGAGAGAAAGCGCAGCCAGACAACCGGCTCCTCCGCCTGCGGATTGTAAGCAATGGGAAACCGGCTGCGCACGATTTCAGGCCGTCCCGCAAGAAAGCTGCCGTCGATGCGGAGCGTCCCGTTCTGCACATGAATCTCATCCGGCTTCGGCGGGAAGCTCTCTGCATGAGCCGCCAGCTTCATGATCTCCACGATATTGGAAATGGTGCGCGGAATGTTCTTTGCGGCACAGCACTCCAGTTCGGCATAGATTTTCTCTTTCAGCAGCAGCGGGTCTGTCAACCGCCCATCCAGTGTGAAAAATGCGTTGTCCGCATAGATGAGCTTGTTCTTTGACAGAAACTCCCGGCAAAAAGCTGCCTCATTGACGTCCTTGCCATCGAACCATGCTGGGAAATCAAGCTCTGCATACTTCTTGTTCACGCGGCGTCCCTCCCATTGCTATTTTTCTTGAGCTTGTCCAGCCGACCATCTGCAAGCAGAGAACTGACCACTTCGGCGCGTTCATAGGAATCACCTGTGCACAAAATATCCAAGTAATGCTCCACCTCGTCCGGCTTGTGACAGGCTTCCACAAACTGTGCGTGAACAGGTTCATCAGGTGATTGCGGCGCATACCGTACCTTCCAGTCCCGCAGCACATGGGCGTAATCGGATAGAACAGAAAAGCACAGCCGCTCATTTTCTCTGAGCTGCTGTGCTTCTGTTTGGACACGCTTTGCGTGGAGTGCCGCTGCGCTGGGCGGCTTGTCCGGAGTGAGGTGAAAGTCTGCTGCCAGACGCTGCGCCGCCTCATAGAGCGGCAAGCCGAACAGCTTTGCGGCAAAGTCGATCACATCGCCGTGTTCCCCACAGGCAAAGCAATAATAGTGATCATCCGCCACATACAGGCTGGGATGCCGGTCATTGTGGAACGGGCAGCGTGCCATACCGTAATGGTTGACCTCCACGCCGTACCGCTCTGTTGCCTCCCGGCAGCTTACGCCATATTTGACGTTCTGAAAACAATTCATGCGTTATCCTCCGTAAAATAGATTGGAGAGGCGGCTTTCGCACCTCTCTGCCTGTTTTATGTTCGGATTCGCAAAAAACAGGCGGATGGCATGACAAGTTCATTTCAAAAAACATGACAGGTCTTTCCACGTTCATATTCTCGTGGTATAATTAAAATAGAAAAACGTGACAGGAGGATGCAGTATGGCTACACCAATCATTGACCACAATCTGCTGACGCTGGACTACTGGCAGGACAGCGTGACCTACGAGGGCAAAACCGTACCCGGCGGCACCATTGGCTGTGAAGCTCTAAACATCCCGGATACGCTGAGGGAAAAGCTGGCACAGGCAAGTATTCCCTTGCAGAAGATCGTCGCGGCAATCAAAGAGAACAATCTGACTGCCGAGTTGCTTCGTCCTGCCAAGGGCAGTGTTCTGCATATGATACAGCTTGCGAAGGATACACTGCCGTTTTCCCGTGCCGACGCTGCTTATTACAACGGGCGTGTGGAGCATATCTTCTCGGAGGAAGGGATTCAGAATACCCTTGCCTATGTGCAGGCTGCCGCCGTGGTTGGGCTGCTGGCCACCTTCAACGAACGGTTCAGGCAGGGCGTTGGCATAACGAAGATCATCACTCTTGCGGAGGAGCTTCCCTCCACCATTCGCAACTACAAAAGCGGTATGACGGCGTTTGCAGACGAGCTGCATAAGGGGAAGCGGACTCCGGACGGCTATGCGCAGGTGTTTGGCAGGATATTCTCCGGACAGCCGAAGCTATCGCTGGACGATAAGTCATGGCAGGCATTTTCCAACACAACAATTCAATATGTATCTGCCGTCCGCTCCGCGCAAGACGCGCCGCAGCTCATGCGCCGGATGCACTATATGTCTTTCGTGTCTATGTTCCGCTCCGATCTGTACGAGGGTCTATGCGTCGGACACGCGCCGAGGAAATGCGCCGTCTGCGGAAAATGGTTTCTGACCACTGACGCAAGATATGCCAAGTACTGTGACGGTCTGGCTCCCGGAGACAAACGCGGGCGCACCTGCCGTCAAGTCGGGAATCTTCGTGGACGGGAGCAGCGGGAGCTTGCCGCAGATCATCCCATCAAGAAAATCTATACGAAGCGGTTCAACACGATCACGCAGTATCTTGGCCGCGGTACGCTGGACGAGCAGACTGCCGCCGTGATGAAAGCACTTGCAAAAAGCAAGCTGGAAAAGGCGCTGCAAGACAACGACTACGCACAGGGCAGCTATGCCGCCGAAATGGAGCAGGCGGCTTTGCTGGCAGAGGCAAGGGCAAATAGAAAGCAGTAA